ATCTTCAGCCACCGGGGACAGTTCGGCATCTTCAGCCACCGGGGACAGTTCGGCATCTTCAGCCACCGGGAACAGTTCGGCATCTTCAGCCACCGGGTACAGGTCGGCATCTTCAGCCACCGGGAACAGGTCGGCTGCTGTATGCACTGGATTGTATGGCAAAGCAATGGCCGGTAGATATGGGTGTATTGCATTAGCATTTTACAATGAAAATGAACAACGAATAGAAATGCGCTGCGCTGAGACAGGTTGCGGTGATGGTTTAGACGGAAAACTTAAGGCCATGGCATGGTATAAGCTTGATGATGATGGTAATTTTATTGAATGCTAAAGCGAGGAATAATATGAGCGATAAAGAGATGGTTGTTGCACAAAATACCAGTTTGACAAGTTCATTGGTTGAGCCTGGAGAAATTGTAAGGGCTCTGAAACATGTCCAATCTGTGATGAAAAATGCTATGACGCCGGCCATTATCCAAAACGGTAAAATGGTAAAGGACGGTGACTTCGGGTTAATTCCTGGTTGTGGCGATAAGCCAGCGTTAAGAAAAAGCGGGGCTGAAATATTGCTTATTTCATTCGGCCTTGTTGCCCACATGAGAACGCCGGTGATTACAAAACTTGAAGGAGGCCACCGCGAAATCACCATTGAAACAGAGATACGCAATGCAAGCACTGGTGTTCTTCATGCTATAGGCATTGGCTCTTGTTCTACCATGGAAAGCAAATACCGCTGGCGCAATTCTGAGCGTCTTTGTCCGACATGCAGCCAGCCTGCTATAATCCCTAACAAGTTTAGCGGTGGGTGGTTATGTTGGCCTAAAAAAGGTGGATGTAATGCCAAGTTTGAAAAAGGAGACCCAGCAATTGAGGGGCAGCAAGTTGGCCGTGAAGAAAACCCTGACATTGCCGACATGTGGAATACCGTGTTGAAAATGGCAGCTAAGAGAAGCGCGGTTGACGGGGCAATTAAGGCAACCGCATCATCTGGAATGTTTACCCAGGATATTGATGATATCCCTCAAGATGTATCAGGAATGGCAGATGACACCGCTAATACTGGTAATCACAATCAACCAAAAGAAGAAGCCAAGCCAAGCCAGCAGGATGTAGCTGTGAAGCGTTTCAAATGCCAAACAACCGGCAGACTTGCCCCTGCTTATTGTATGTCTTGCCAGCACAAAACAAACTGCCCTGAAAAAAATGAAGATCAGCCGGAAAACTCTGAGCATGCCGAGTTGATCGATTATACATTTTATGTCCGCCAAATAGACAAGCTTGAAAGCGCAAACGCCGTTATCGATTGGCAGATGAGAAACGGTGAAGAGGCGCAGAAGAATCTTTCTTCTGATGATTACGACAAACTGAAAGGATACGTTAGCCAGATGGTTGACGTGTGGAATAAATGAGGTGACATATGAATGAAATTATCGCAATCGAAAACGATCTGGTAAAAACCGAAATTAATCCTGCTGATGTATTTGTCCCTGGTGGATTGGATATTTTAATCAATACCATATCAGCCAAAGCAGAGGAAGAAGCCGAGGGGCTTTCACCTAATACCGACAAAGGGAGAAAAGAATTTTGGAAAATTTGTCGGAAAATTTCATCTTCAAAGGTCTTTATCGAGACTGCCATGAAAAACTATGTGGCTGATCTAAAGGCAAGGATCAAGCCGGTTGATGCTGAACGTATCAGATTTGTTACTGAGATGGATTCGTTACGCGACAAGATTGATAAACCTCGGCAAGAATGGCAAGCAAAAGAGGACGCTAAGATCGCGGCAGCAAACGCCATCATGAAAGAATTACAGCTAGCTGCTGTTGTCTACGCGGATACCACCGCTGAAGAGCTTGCCAAACGCATAGAACAAGTAGAAGAAATGGACGTTAATTCTTTGCCGGAAGATTACCTTGATAATGCGGCACGCCTGCAAGATGAAACGCTCGCCAAACTCTATCAACAGCATGACGAAGTTGTGAAGCGTGAGGCTGAAGCGGTTGAGCTCGCAAAATTAAGGGCCGATGCAGCAGCCAGGGAAGAAGCTGACAGAAAAGCCAAAGAAGAAAAAGAACGCCTTGAGCGTGAAGAGCGGCTGAAAGCAGAAGCGGCAGCCAAGGCCACACGCGAAGCAGAAGAAAAAGCGGCAGCCGAAAAGAAATCCGCAGAGGAAGCCATTGCAAAGGCCAAAAAAGATGCAGAGGACGCAGAGGCTCGGCGAGTTGCCCAAGAAGAGGAATCAAGGTTGGCACAAATTAAAGCAGTTGAAGAAACAATCAGAAAGGCCAAGGAAGAATCAGATCGCAAGGAACGTGAACGTTTGGCTGAGATTGAAAAGCAGCGTATTGCCGATGAGAAGCGGGCAGCCAACAAGAAGCACCGTGAGAAGATCAGAAAAGAATCTATCCTTTCTCTTATTGATACGGCAGGGCTGAATGAAGAGCAAGCAGCGACGGTTTTTAGCGTTATCAGTTCTGGCGTTGTTGCTCATATAAAGGTTGAATGGTAATCGGTATTGGAGGCCATAGATGAAAAAACGAGTTCTAAAAATTATTAAAAAAGCACTTGATGACGCAGAGGATAATCTGTGCCGTGCTAACATGCAGTTCGGTAAAATGACTAGCAAAGAACTGGCGCAGGAGTACGGCCAATCAGGACGCACCTGCGGCGAGATTTTAGAGGAATACCAAGTTGAAGTATCAGAACTTAAGCGGTGCCTTGCCTGGGTTGAGAGCGCCAAATAACAGCCCAATAAGCGGAATAAAGGAATAACAACATGCAGATAAAAGACGTGATTGCCGCATGGAATAACCAGGCTGACGATGCCAACTCTTGGGACAATCTTGATGCCGATGAGCGTGTCGAATTTACGATACGCTTTATGATGACCAGTCTTAAATTTCTAACCAACGTTGACGCCTACAACTTCCTAAGCCGTGAATGCCTTGCTGCGATAAATCGTGCCGAGGAAGGCGGAAAGCCTGCTATGCTTGAGTCCTATGACCAGCATACCCAACGCGGATCATTTGAAAATGAAACCACTTACCGTAGGCAGCTTTACCCGGTAATGGTTGAAATTCAGGAGCCGCTGAATTTCACTTACCTTCCAAAGACGGTGACGGTTGGCATGATCGAGCAATACTATGCCGAAGAACTGTTGAATCCCGTCAAGGCCAAGAACCAAAAATACAATTACGGTGAACGTCTTGTCGTCCAGTTGCAGACGGTAATGGATATTTTATATAAAACGCCGTTTACGAACCAAGCAGTTATCAGCATCAGCAGGCCGGAAGATATATTTTTACCTGAGCCTCCTTGCCTGCGCGAGTTGGCCTTTTCATACTTTACCGGCAAACTTAACTTGACTTCCTACTGGCGTAGCAATGACCTGTCAGAGGCGTTTTTAACCAATCAAGGCGGCCTTGCTTTGTTGCTGCGTGATGTGGCGGAATATGCCATGCTGCCGGTTGGATCACATTTCTACATGTCGCCTGGGGCGCATGTGTATATCAGGTGATGGAATGAAAGATTATCAATGCGTTTGTGAAGGGAATTGGCGCAGAATTATTCATGAGTCTGAAGGGCTGATAGGCAGGAAATACAAGAACAAGGATGGCGAAACGTTCATCTTCGTTGGCGTGATGCATGGAGAAGATGATTATTATTATTGCATGTGGAAAGATAACGATATGCGACTTTTGTCATGTGTTGGCAGTATAGAAGACCACGGATTTGATCTTTTTGATGAGAGAAAAATGATAGTTCCTGCTATTCCAGAGCCTAAATGCATAGAAAGCATGTGTTTGCGGTATGACCATTCTCACTTGATGAAGAAACCAAGCATAAATGACTCGCTTTTAGATGAGTGGCGAGAAGAAACAGACGAAGAATTCAACAACAGGCAAGAAGCGACTAGGCGTATCATGAGGCAGCTTTACGAAGAGGCCACAGGTCAGGGATTCTTCAGGAGGCGATAATATGATATGCCCAGAATGTATATCAGGTGAGGAAATGAAAAAACAATCATACTGCTATGTAATTTCACAAGGGTTACACCATCAAGAATCATATGTTTTATGCGTATGCAGGACAAAGAAAATTGCTGTAGAAAAATGCAGAAAAGATGGGTACTCATACTACAGAAAAGAATATTTGTGGGATAACGGGGAATATTACAGAGAGGTAAAAAGGGAAATATTTTACACATGGACCACAAAATAACCATAGTAGAAGAGAGACACCGACAACGAGCAATTGATTTAATCGTTGATATCCCTCTTTTCCCGTTGCACGAGGTTATAATCAAGCCAGTCAAAATAACACGTATGATGGCTCAGAATGCCCTGTATTGGGCTATGAACACGCACCTTGAAAAACATTCAGAGACAGGGAATACAAAGGATGATTGGCACGAGTATTTTAAAGAGAAATATCTGGTAAGAATTTACATAAAAAAGCCGGAGAATCATCCACTGCTTGTATCAAACATAGAAATAATCAGTGAGTTGATGGAGAAAGGGTTAAACAAACAGGCCGGGAAGCTATGGGAAAATCTTCTCAAAGCTTTGTCAACGACCGAAGCTGATGTTGAAGAGTTCTGGGAATATCTAAAATGTGTTGAACATGAAATGATTAGTATTGGATGCGTCTTGCCGGTCAAAGACGACATATACAAAAAAGCAATGGGGATGAAAAAATGAAAACGTTAATCGTATTATTATTGTTATTGATTCCATGGATCGCAAATGCGGACACATCATTAACCGCGCTGGCCATTGGGCAGTCTAATCCTGCAGGCCGGGGAGAGATATACCCCGAAGACCTGCATAGAATTCATGGAGCGTTTCTCCTGAACGGTAATCGTTTCGTAGCGGCAAGGACTCCTTTGAACCAGTATTCCCTGATCAAGAAAGATGTGGTTCAGAAGTATTCTTTTGTTAATGAGTTGTTTGCGCTCTTAGCTGAGGATTACACTGTTTACGGAATAGTGCAGGCCAGAGGCGGATCTGATATTGCTTGCTGGTCCAGGGGCGGTTTTTGCTATGACACAACGGTTGAATTGGTTAACCGTAACAGCATAAAGATCGATATCATCTTTATACATCAGGGTGAATCAAACAGGAGAGATGAAGGATACCCGGTTATGCTTGCCCGGACAATTACAAATCTCCGGGAAGATTTAGGCGTCAACTGCCCCGTGATTGTCGGTGAGATAGCGCCATGTGATTACGACGCAGTCCTGCATAATCGTAGGCTGCAAAAAATATATGACCTAGTTGAAAATGTGCGCGTGGTTGATTCAAAAGGGCTCACCACTCTCGGCCCGTATCATTTTGACAATGCTTCTTCAAAGGAGCTTGGGCGGCGGTATTATGATGCTTTCCTGGAGCTGTATTGAGATGAAACCCAAAAGAATATACAAGTTCAGAGGAGAATTGTACGCGGTTTCTGAACTGATACCATATGTCACGAAATACCGTGGCAAAATGGTCACAATGAGCCAGCTACACCGCGAACTGAAGAGGTCACTGCTCCCAAAATCTGATAAGAAATACCTAACCGTTATGCAGGTACTCAAGGGAAAGGCGACCGAAAATGCCGAAACAAAATGCATTTGCGGATGCGGTCGCAAATTCGCAGATCAGAATGGTAGGAAATATTGGGACATAAAAACATGCAAGCACCGCCATTACAAAAGGATGATTGATTATGGTTGTGTCCAGCCGAGTGAATGGCGGTTGTGCAAGTGCGGTGAATGGTTCCCTGTATTTGCATTTATATCAGGCCACACAACGAAGAAATACTGTGACGAAAAGTGCAAAAAAAAGTTCCACGGGGAAAAATTGAAGGGAATATTGCGCCCTCGTGTGGTAATATCAGATAGGTCAAAGCATTGTTTTCGAAAGACCGCTTCTTTTGAAAGCACCCGCTGCGCCCATTATAATGATTGTGGATTCAAGACTTGCCGTGGGTACCAACCGGAAAACCGGGATATGGTTATGCGCGGGATTGTTCAGAGCGGGTCGGGTGTTCAGGTCACTTTTGGGAGGATAATATGACAAGGATGATTGATGAAACTTGAAACGATGAAAGCAGATACAAAAGAGATTTTTCTTGATGCCGGGAAAATGACGGTGACGGTAAACACATGGGCAAACCACGAAGGCGCTTCGATCATGGTGCATGGGGCAGGGCCAGAATTGCCACTAAGGATGGCTGGCTCGTTTAGGTGGGAAGAATTAGATGCGATTCTGGTCGCATTGGCTGCGGCCCGTGCTGTATAAAACTTGCGGAGTGAGGGAAAATGAACCGCACGGTAGATGCTGATTTGGTACAAACTAAACAAAGGAGTGTAAAATGACAAAAAAAATAATGAATGTATTGATACCAATTATAATCGTACTTGCCATAGGTATGCTGTATTTAGTAATTAATAGCGAAACAGATCCAAAAGTTGGGCAGGTATGGGTTTATGACGCATGCGGCGATAATCCTTTCGAGGAGCCGTGTCCGAATAATAATGAAGTGCTCGAAGTCAAAGATGGCTATGTAAGGTATGTAGATCAGCTCACAGGGAGAGATGGTAGTTGTTCGGTTAGATGGTTTAAGATCGGTTCAAAACTTATGCCACAAGATAAATTAAACAAAATGAGGCAATTAGATGCAGCCAGATAAAGACTATTATTTGACAGGAAGAATTTTGCAAAAGATTTACGACTCAGAGATTCATTTTTCCATCGGGTGGATGTTTGATGGTGGAATAGACTACTCAATCGGTAGAGATTTGGTTTTTCTACATGATGGCAAAATTTCATCAACATTGACAGGAAAATTACACGAGGCCATGCCATTAATAGCCGATGAAATTTCCAAGGAATACCCAAGTTCTGAGTTTGCAAAATGGTGGGTTAAGGTCCGCTAAATAAAGGTTGCCGGTTAGCTACCGGATGAACTGCAAAGATTACGGGGGAGTTAGAGATTGACAATAAAGCCCGTTCATTTTTAAGATTGATATAAATAGGATAGATTATGAAATATTTTTATATAACCGTGGTTATTTGTTTTTCTATTTTCATATTCAGAAATCAGCCCTTTGTAGAGCGGATTCTTGCCCCTGGGTACAGTACATGTCTCAGGTGTGATAGACCATGGAAATTTGTTGAGTCACATATCACTCAATATGGTGGCGGTCATGGATTATTTCCGCTATGTGAGAAATGCTGGACTCAATTGGGTACACCAGAGGCACGGCTCCCATACTACCGTGAACTGTGGTATAAATGGGAGGCAAGCACTCCTGGGTATGCGAACTGGAATGATATAGAAAAATCTGTCAGGGAAGGGAATTAACATGGCTGACATAACGATGTGCACACAAACGCTTTGCCCTAATGCCGGGCACTGTTCCCGCAGCCAAGCTAAAGAAAGCGAATGGCAAAGCTGGGAGGCGTTTGAATACACGATAGCACTTGATGGCGTACAGTGTGAGCATTACATACCAATGAAACGCGCGATAGATGCTGAGTCGGTACAAACTAAACAAAGGAGTACAAAATGGAACTTAGAACAGAAAAAGAGCTTGATATGATCCGTGGCAAAATGCTGGTTGCTGCTGCAACCCAAAAGGAATTACATGATTTTTTAACCTACGTTGCCACACTGGAAGGACTTCTTGAAGAAGCAGACAATGACGATTATTTTGGTACAGAAGGATGGAGGCATAGAATCGGATTACAATAAGCGTGGCCGGTTAGCTCCCGGATGAACTGCAAAGATTACGGGGGAGTTGCAGAGAGATTGACAATAAAGCCCGTTCAACTAAAAAGGAGATACTATGAAGAAATACAGAACAGGCGGATATAGCAAGAACCTTATTCAAGAAGTGGAAATTGTGAGAGAAACAGAAAAACAGGTCGTTATCCGATCCCACAATGGATCGGAGAGAAGAGAGGCGAAGCGAAGCGATTACCAAAACTATTTTGATGACTGGCAATCTGCTAAAGATTTTCTTTTGAATAATGCAGAGAAAAAAGTTGATGGTATTAAGATGCAGCTTGAACGCGCAAAAGGAGAACTTGGCAATATTAAAGGGCTTCGCCAAGAGTTATAACCGCCCATAAACAACAAAGGAGAAATCATGAAAAAGATTATCGTAATTGCAATGATGTTAGTTTTTACTTTGGCCTGTACTTTATCAGCCGAAGAGGATGTAAAACATCAACCAAAGAAAATGAAAACGACATTTACCATAGTTTTCAATGAAATCACAATCCAGGAAGCAGCTGATTTGGAACGTAGGATAAACAAAGAATTTAAAGATGCCTGTTCAGTAGAGGTGGATATGGAGCCAGTATCAGTATCAGAATATATTAATCCAACTGTTATGTATGATGGTGTAATTGTCCGTTAATGATGGCAGATTGCGAACTTTGGAAAGGGAGGGGTAAAATGAACCGCACGGTAGATGCTGAGCTGGTAAAAACTAAAAAGGAGATACTATGAACACGAAAGAGCACCTTTTAACCTGCTTGGCCGAAGAATGTGCCGAGATACAACAAGCTGTTTCCAAGGCACTGCGTTTCGGCCTTGACGATGGCTACCCAGGAACGGAGACCACGAACGCACAAGACATTGCGCGGGAGTACGTGGATCTGGTTGCGGTGGTTGACCTGTGCAGAGAGCACGGGATTATCGGGCAACCTGGAGACTCAAAGGCGATGTATGACGCCAAGCGCGAACGGGTGAAGAAATTCATGAGCTATGCGAAAGAGCGTGGGACCTTGGACGGCTAACATCAAAATAACCGGCAACACCTACAACCGCCCATAAACAACGGCACCGCGCCAGTAATCATCAATATCCTGGATATCGACGGTTATTTCGTTGCGGCCCCATTTAGGCCCACCAAACAACACGGCATGGTAGAGGATGTCAGCCACAACCTCATCCTCTCCTGCCGCCATGCAGGCATCGTAGTACATCCTGTGCACTGTATTGCACGGCTCAGTCCTGCCCACACATTGGGGGTCATGGAATGCCGAGGCGATACGGTGCCGCCCGACAAATGGGCTCTTGCCGATCCATGACCACACGGTTTGGGGGATATTGCTGCCATTGACGATATTGCCCGGGTAAACAGGCCAGATTACCCCGTTGTTGTCCTGGAAAAGCATTATCTCCAAGACCTGAGCGTTTCTGCCGTCATCAAGCAAGAGTAACCGCAAATCTCCGGTGAACCAGCCGTATTCAGGCCGGTAAGACCATTGATCATTGTTGAACACTATCTCCATGTTGCGGTCTTTGAATTTCAGCATTTTGTTCCTCTTCGGTCAGCGGCGGTAAAACAACCCACCATTGGCAAGGGCCATACCATGTTTTTCCTATGAATGTGTTTTCCGGATGGGCACATTTTTCTGGGCCTTGTATGTAATAAAAACAAATGCTACTACAATACGGCCTGCCGCATTTCATAATCGCCCACACATCTTTTTAAATCTGTCACACTCCCGCCTGGAGATGAACGGACACGGCTCTTTCATCAGCCACTTGCGGCCCGGACAGTAGAACCGTTCCTTTCTTGGTTGATTACATTTCGTCTGCTTCGGCTTCCACACCTTTGTTTTCATCAGGCGTCACCCATATATGGTTACACCGAACTTCTTCAACAAATTCCTGTTCTCTGGCGTACTCTTTTTGATACAAATATAAACTTGACACCCCATCCTTGCCGAGTGCCGCCCTATCCATCAATGATCCAACAAGGTTTCTACATTTTCCTGATCGCGGGCATCCCCATCTATCACCATTTGCGGCTTTACACTCTGGACTAAATGAGATTGTCGGCATAAACCCTCCCTTTTTAATGGGTTACATGTTTCTTTTTCTTCTTCACACTGCCTGGGGAAAAACATCTCAAGCTTGGGGCACCAGAACTGCCCTTCGAACTCGTAGTTGCATTTTTCTGCAAGTCTGTTGGCTGGAACAGTGCGTGTCATGGAGACACCCCAACCCCCCTAGCAATTACAATCAAACACGTGCAGACAGCGGTTAAAGCTGCAATAATACCGCTTGCCATGGTGGCAATCATGATATTTCGTAAGCCCTTTATTTCGTCACGCAGTTTGCTTATCTCTTTCCATTGCGCCTCATCCGTTTTGTTTAGGCTTATGATGTCGCTCTTGATGCCGCTGCAATCTACACACAATGTTGGCTGGGCCATTACTCTTCCCCTTTCTGCTGACGTGCTTTCGACAGCAAGATAACTGTTCCACCATACGCCTTGAGAAATAAGGCGATCAACCCAATCCATGCAGCTTGTTTCGCGTCAGACATGGTAAGACCATACGCGGCAGGAACAGCATAGATTTTGCCAAAAGCTTCGGCTGCCTGGTCGGCTGTGATGAGGGTCAACGCCCCCGCGATCCTGCCAACCGTTAAAGATTTGATCCATGAATCTGCCATTATGTTCTCCTTATTGCACATTTACTCCTGTCGATGAATGCTTCCATTCGCTTCCAGCCGATGAATACCCACCTGACGCATGAACAACTTCAGGAATGATGATATTTGAAATCGTCATAGTAGGGCTTGCGGTTATCGCCTCGGCACCCACAAAAATATCAGCGGGTGGTTCACAGGTGATAACTTCGTTCTCTGAGATGGTATAACCTGCCGTTGCCGGGAGTACCCACGTTGCCTGTGTTGCGCTGTCTCTGGTGCAGTCCGTATAGGCCAGAACCATCTGAGCATCCCAACCACCGGCCTCAGCCTTATTCGACGTGCAGCTCGCCATGAAAGCCGTGGTCGCTGCGTTGTCAGCACAGAGGGTGGCTATAAATTCATCGTTGCTCACGGTGAAAATAATCGTCTGCCCACCTGTAACAATTTCATCCTCTGTAACACCACCAGTTACAGCGGTGCCGGTCAGGGTGACTGATTTAGTGGCATTTATCGCCCCAATATCCCATACATTCTCTGCTCCAAGATAATCAGTGGTAAATGTTGCACTTAAATCAAATCCAGCCCCAATAGCAGGGGACGTGCTTGCTGGGATATAGCTCCCGTCCAGTTCAGGGTCATCGTTCACAACATCGGTGGTCAAGAATGCTACTCCATTGCCATTGCCATAGAACAAATTATTTGACCCTGTATGGTCTGAGTAATCACCCCCAGATGGTGAAAAATAAACCAAACTATTACCGGCATAAAATATATTATTTATCCATGACACAGACGTTGGATATCCTGGAGAATAAATATCACCAGTGGTTCCTGCTATATCGTTGTTGATGAAAGTGTTGTTAAATATGTTAAAATTACCGCCATGACTGCCAGTTGAACCGTCGCCTACTTTCATTGCAGAGCTTATGCAGTTCGCAATAATATTATTATAGATCCATGCATCTTGAATAAAAGAATACGCGCTTGCTCCGTCACCACCACCAACGACAATTCCAGTTGTACCTGAATTAAAAATAAAGTTATCATGAATATATAAATTGTCTATGGTGTCTGTATTAACGTGTCCATAGACTTGTAGTGTTCCATTATTATTTGACATCTCGTTCCATCCGATATGAATGTCACTTAATGTTCCCCATCCTGCAATATATATAGGCTCAACCTTATAGCCGTGCGGGTCAGTATCAAGGGCTTTACCAGAATGATGCATATAATTTCCATACAAATAGACATGATCCTTCGAGTTATTCATCATAACTTCCATGCCTACACCAGTTGCAGCATGTCTAGTGCGCATATCCCATCCAACAAATCTTACATAACTTTCCTGCGCAAGATTGGTATTGCTCCAATACAAAACATAGTCATAACAATCTCCCTTGAATTTTGAAAAATTCCAATACTGAAGGTAATCGATACTTCCATTGCTATGACGGAATATGGCTTGATGCGCTTTAGTCGGGTGCCCATCTTCATCATTGGTATCTGTTCCATCGCCAAGTTGAGCCACTTCTCCAGGGTAGGACGCAAACGTTATACTGTTATTCTCAGTTCCGTTATTATGGTTTGAGGTTGTCGTAGTAGTTCTTAAAGTGATAACTGCATCATCCCAGTTATGGTTTGGGCCTTCATCATAAAGGGAATCTATCGCTGTATAAACACCTTCCCGGCCATAAACCATATCACCGGCCACGGCAACATTGTGGGCCTTCTCCCACGTCAGCCATGGGGTTGCCGTTGAAAGACCATCATTGTCGTCAGAGCCCTCAAGATCGACGAAATAAATATTACCCGTTGTGCGGGTATAAAATGGAATCGTCTCGCTGGTTCCATTTGCTGTAGTGACACTAATTGTCTGTGCGCCTGCAGACATTGAGGAATTGAGATAAAATGTTATCCTCTGCAATCCTCTGGCTGTTGTTGGATTGGTTGTCGCTGCCCATTCGGCAATACCGCTCTCATCGGCATAAAGAACTTGTCCAGCACAGGTGACGTAGGAGGTATGAACAGCACTGCCAAAATCAAGACCCCATATTGATACAGCAGCTCCCTTTGTTCCCGACCCTTCCCATCCATCGGTAGGGCCGTCTGTCATGTCTGAGAAAAACAGTTTCGGGACAGCGCCAAAACAGACAGATGGAATGAAGAAAAATAAGAAAAATAAGAAAAATAATATTTTAACGTTGTGCATATTCCACCTGCGCCGCCAAATTGTGATTATAAGCTGTCCAGGATACCGGGTCGGGGAGATAATTTGACCCAATATTCCACTGATTCCCTGAATTATCGGTTCTCCCGATGGTATAAGTACTGGTGGCATCAACGCTTATACCGAAATACAAAACATCATCTGTTGAAAAATCAAGAGAATACCCCGCTTCAGCAACCAGTTCAGATGACCATACCCACGATGACGCTGATCTGACAATATCACCTGTAGCTATCAGATTATTACTCGCATCATAGACAACCACTTTTTGCGCGGCCACAGCCCATGTATTAGTAAAATAAATGGCTATTCTATGCAGCGTCCCATTTTCTGTTGCCGTAAATGATCTGGCAAAAGATGCATCAGCCCCGCCGCTGTATGCTCCGGGTGGAGTGCTTGATAAAGTGCATGTCGCTCCCTCGTACCCGAGACAAACATATGTAGCTGCTGTATCAGAAATAGCCAACCCACCCAAAATAGCGGGTGACAAAGCCAAACCCTGTGAATAGACAAGCAGAAACAAAAGTGTGAAATATTTTATCATGGTGTAGCCTCAGCAAAATTTGCATACTTACTCTCACAGTGTAATTCACAAACACCGTCAGAGGCCTCTACTGCAAAGCAGCTCATTGACTCACCTTCAGTAGCACCTGCGTTGATAATGTGCTCTCCGGCTGCTGCTTGCGTACTGTTGAGCCATATCTGTTCAGTTCCGTCCGGCTCAAGATCCATCTGATATGCAGCACCTACCATCATGATAAAATTTGCACCACATGGATTTGCAGGCATGGTGTAAACTCTAGCCTCTGTTGCCCCGTAATTTGTTATCACACTGCCTTTAACCTCGGCAGCAAGCAGCACATGAGGAGTTGCTGTGTCGTTGTAGGCCGCGTCTGCGTTGGCAAAATGAGCATAGGCCGGAACGGCGATTCCTTTGATATAGACCGAATCACTCTGGTTCGATGTCACACGCCAGCGATCAGAGTCATAGATAATTGTGACGCTCCCACCTTGCGACATTGACAGGGTGTTACCGCTCACCCCGCCAGTGTATTCAAAAGCGGCGGCGGAATACGCGATATCAAGAGCATAGGCGCTTTGATTAATGATCTCTGCCCTGTCCCCATTTGTGGCCGATCCTTCTGCGATTGTTGCGGTACAGCCATCAGCATCAGCCACCGTGATAGCTACCTTGTTCAGCGTGTAAAGTGTCGTTGGGGTAATCGTCACTGTTCCGGGATTTCCGTCGCCGGAATCAGTACAGGTCACGGATTGAGTGGTATATTTCGCCCGAGCGTTAAACAGTGCGTCAAGCTCTGCCGAGGTGTCATAAGCAGATCCAACCGCAGTTGACCAGATTGAATCGGTTTCGGCGGTTAGATACCCCTCAAGAGAATGATCACCCCACCCATAAAGCTCAGTGAAATTGTCATTTATCAGATCCCACTGCACCCCCCATGTTTGCGTGCCTGCGCCTGTTAAAAGCTGTTGTGCTGCTTTGGCTTGACCACACATGGCGATCATTATTGCCAGCAAAATAAAAATCTTTTTCATTACTCCGTACCTCCCATGAGGGTTAAATCGGCGATTATGTAATCATCAGCAATTATATCAGCATCATAAATATGAAGAGAAGCATGAACCACCCCTCCGCCCAGCGAATAACTATCCGGCGTACTCAGAAACCACAAAGGCGGCGGCATTGATGCGCCCTTGCACAACTCATAGGCCCCGATGGGGTTTGCATCGCCGCAGTAGGTCGTGTCCACTGCGTATCCGGCATCGTACAGCGATTTGAGCCGTGGTCGACCTTTGCTGTCAAGAAGTGGGTCTGTGGTAATATCCGTTGCATCATAAGTCAACCCGCTGGCAGGTGAAGAGAAAGCATTATAACTTTCAGATGGGGCAGTCGAATTATTTACAACCAACACGCCGTAAAGCGATTCAGCACCAATATTATTTATCAAAGACACTTCAGGGTTTCCAATATTTGCAGCGTCTGAAATCTTATAGGCTGCCCCGGCTGCATGACCCCAGGAGGTGTTGTTATAAGCTAAGTTCCCCGATCCTTCTGACCAGGCAAATTTAAACCCGGATTCTGACGTGTCTCCCTCTGGTGTTGTTGCTGTAGGTTTTCCATTCGCAAGATTAAACTCAAACCTGGAGTTTTTAAGCCGGTATGCAGAAAAACCGGAACCTGAGTAATCATAAGCTTTGTTGTAGCGTATGCGAAGATTTTGGGAATAAAGGGTAGGATCATCATTTGTCTGGTCAAATATCATGAAATTACCATCCCCTGTATCGCCGTTATAGGTATGGTATCCTGTATTGTACTCAATGTAGATATATCCATCTGCATCCCCAAGATGATGTCCTTGATAACAGTTATTTGTTGTGTAATCAGTACTTCCACAGAAATTTGTAGTGTTGTATCCGATATAGCTTGTTGATGTACCGCCATTTGTCCCAATCCCAGAGCCAGGAGAAAAGAAACTTGCCATGATATTGTCAGCAGTATTTCTTTCAAACCGTATCCCATAAGCTACAAGATCTGCAGCCCATACTGCCGCATCAGGCAGATCAAAGAAAAAATGTTTTGCATTCACGGTATGGTTATCATGGATATTCCAATCATGATATGTCTTACCGTTAGCACCGGCATGGGTAACTCTGATTGCTTCCGTTGTGTCCCCAAGATCAAAGCGGTTATATCCGATTTCGACATCAGCGGCGTCTATAGTACTAACATAAGCCTGGATAGCAAAATAGGCGTCAGTATTAAACCGGCATCGAAGAACCTTAAACCCGGTCTGGCTGTTAAATCGCAAAGGTGTTGAATTGGCACCAACACCACCAGAGAAAGTAAGGGTGTTGAGCCCATCAATAATGAAAAATCCCTGGTTGGGAGTACCGGAATGCATTCCATACTGACCAGTTGGGCCGATTTCTGGGGTGTCACCTGGAGCTGGATAGATGTAATACGTTTCTCCAGCGTTGCCATTCAAGGTAATGACATCGGTTAGAATTCCGCCATCATCGCATACCCAAACTATCCCACCATCTCCAAGCGTCCCGAGATTTACTCCCGCTTCTGCAACTGGGCTTTCACAGGATGAACCATCACCAGTACCACCATGTGAAACATAGACACTTGCTGCCCCCGCCACAGAAGGCAGGCAGAGGAACAAGGCGAGTATAAAGAGTTTCTTTTTCATGGCATGTATACCATTGAAAAATGTTTATGGAATTGCTTGAATATTTTCATTGAATCACCGTGTCGATTTATTATAACTACGGTTAAAATTATCATACACTTTATCCATATATTTATCAACTTTATCATTTTTTCCAGACGACTTTTTGAGTTTGCGTAACTCTCTAAGTCTCTTTTCACTTTTGTCTGTAACAAATATAAGAAGTAAAGTGTTTTTATATTTATTTTTTATTTCTTCTCTCATTTCAGGTTTTTCTTTGAACATTTTCTTATCGAGCAATATCTCTTTTACTCTTTCGTGATATAGACTCTGATCTATTGCTTCACTTTTTGAACCGATAATCTTCCTTGCGAATGGTATTTCTTTAATTTCTACTTCTTGACCAGTTGCAATTTTATAAGGAACCCCGACGCTATCAGCAACAAACCTGCCAAGAGAACCAGTAACTGTATCATACATGTTATCTATCCACTCAGGAGACCAATTGACAAAGCCTGGTTTAATCTCGTTGCCGCCTGTCAAATCATTAAGTGCTTTTGCTATATACTTGCTGGTTGGACGTGCGCTTCTCCAATACATTTGGTATTCAGGTTTTGGCACCTTATCAAATGGCGAGTTCTCAGGTTTAAGCGGAGTTCCTGACCATGATTTATTTTCAATAATCTGAACAAACGGATCGGCAATAGTAGGTGCTAATGTTTGCGCAAATGTAGCGGCCTGAATAGGGTTAAAGGCGTTTATTGCTGTAATGGCTATTCTGGCAGCCGATTCAGTCGGTTTGAATTTCTCCTCCGTGAATGAACGGCCTAATTCAGCGCCAATGTTCCAAAACAGGTTATACCCCCATGGCAACGGGATTTTTATATAACCACCGTTGCTTTTCATGATAACGATATTTCTTTCTTTGATATACTGCGGGACTTTGTCATAAAATGCCTGACCGTCATCATCATCACCGCCCATTGCCCGGCTGAAAACATCCATTGCCATACCTGCAAAAATAGTTGAGCCGACCATTATTCTTACTTTCTTGCTGCGTTTAATAGCGCGGATTATTCTGGTTGAGCCCTGAACGCCAGCATTTGCAAACATGTACAGCGCGTTTATTGTTTGCCCTGCTGATCCTTTTGTTTCAAAGTTCGTTGTAAGTTCTTTAGCGGCAAGAGCAGCACGTTCACGGGTCATCAATCTTGATTCAACAGCGTTTTTGTAAAATGATAGCCTTACAGCATTTTCAATCGAATTGTTCGCTTTGCTGACAAGTTCCCCTAATCCTTTGAGTTTCTGACGTGCCATGAAGTTTACATCAGTCCCGGATTTTATTTCTGCTGCAATATTTTTTGCTGTTTTTTCAACTGATGCATAATCAGACAACCAGGACACTTGCCCGCCATGCTTCTGAAAATCCTTAAACCATTTTGACCATTCAGAAGTTGTGTCACCACCTATTGCTTTCCATATGCCAGGCATCGATTTTCTGACATCAATAATTATTTGTTTTTTTAATTTATCAGCATCGGTATCAGAGATATTGTAAGCTGCTGTTTGAATATCTCTAGCAAAGTTAGAAATGGGAAACTCAGGAGACCACGAAGTATTTACCTGCGCCAATAACCTTGTCACAATAGAAAGAGCGTTAACGATAGGCCCGTGCTGGTGCATATCGTTTTTTAATGCTTGTGCGATCCTTATTCCAGGGACGCTATCTTCTTGGAACCGGATGACGTATCTCTCGCCGTTTATTCTGGCTTGAATTATATTGTCACCATCTTCTTGTGTGGTATACATCCTGATGTTTCCATGCGAGTCATACCCAGGAGATTTTTTACTTTTCTCCACTGCCCAGAAATCAGGATTCGGATAAGCCTTTATCAATGACACAAGCGCTCTCATAGTCTCAGCCTTTTTGTCACGGATAATCGATTGTTCAGCGGCAGCTATTGAGTTTGCAATAATATTTTCAGCGCGTCTCGTTGAGCCCATCCGCACTTTGCTTCCCTTGCTTAAATCAGATATTCCTCTGCCAACAGGTAAACGTTTTTCCGGGAACCCTTCTCTTTTGAGCGGGACATAATGCTTATATGCGCCACGCCATGCTTTCGCTTCTTCTGCCGAGATTATCCCAGCATTAAGCAGAGTGTTAACCCTGAACTCATTAATAGCGCTTATGCGTTCAGAAATGCGTTCTAAATCAGGAGTTTTGCCAGCATAAATCTCTGAGGCCTCTTTGTTTGTCATGCCTGATGGTTTTTCAGAAAAAGATTTCCATCTTGATTGAAGCCTCTCTTCTCCTTCTTTGCTTTCATCGAAACTGTTTTCAAGCAAAGAGACATATGCTTTCTTTCTATCAGGTGAATCGAAATCATACTCAAACTCAAGATCTTCTATTTTTTGTTTCAGCTTTCTTGCTTCGCGTCCCTCTTTAAGGTTAACCAGATCATTCAGGTATCTTTTCGCATTTATCTGTGAAAGTCGTTCATTTACCTTGTCAAGGTGGACATGTTTTGCATAAACGTAATTTTCAACATCTTCAAGTTTAAGCCCTGATTTCTTGATATCTTTAAGCAATGGATCAACATGCAATTGCTCAAAATCGTCAATAGCAGCCTTTGATTTGGCAATTTGCAATTTCGCTTTCAGAAGAGCGTCCATTTCTTCCGGCACTGGCCCTATTTTTTCTTGTACACGCTTTAATGGATCAAGTTTATCTTGCAGATACCATTGAAGCGATTCCCATTTTGTTGACTTATCCGGCACTTCCCACAGATCGTTTGTTTGCTCTTCCATTTGTTGGTTAATATCAACTCTTGAAAACAGCGGATAGCTTGATGGTGTGGTGGTTTCCTGGATTTGTTTCTGGCTGTAACGGATGTCATCAGTTTGGCCGAATTGGCCGGTATTTGAAATCGCTGATTTTATTTGTTTGGGTGAGAAAACCATATATTCTTTTGGGAACCCTTTATCTCCCAAAACAATGCCATCATTATGTTTATTTTTTATTTTTTCTATGAATGGGTCTACCTTTTCAGAAACCATTACCCCATTTTTATCAGACAGATTCATCCCGTCTTTCCACATATTAAAGCTGAAAGGTTTGTTCAATTTCAAAAAAACAGGTATTACACTACCATTATTTTCTGCATAAAATGAAGCGTATTCTGCGCTTGGTGCGAAAAAAATACCGTGTTTAGCTATTGGGTTTCCTGTAATCGGCCCTGTTCCAGCTACTTTAAGCGAGAATGATTTTATATTATTTGAAGGAGTCCCATGATAAACCACCAAAGGATCGCCGTTCTCATCGATTACTTTACTGGAGTTTTTAGGATCGTTCTCCCAATCACCAAACCACTCCTTAAACGCAGGTGTCCGCGTTTGCACCCACTGCCGCTCGTTCAATTTAGTCGGCTCGCCGTTCGGTGCTTTCATCCATTCCGCTGTGCCCTTGTACTTCTTTACCACTGCATCATATTGCCGCTTGGCTTCTTCAACGGTTATGCCGTACTCTTTGGCAATCTGGCTGTAAACAGGAGCCACCGCGCCAACTTGTAAGGATTCCTTAACAGTTCCAACCTTCAGCCCAGACAACGCAACTTCCCGCAGAAACGCAGGAGTGAGGTTCTTAGGCATGACCCCAAAGGTATTGAATAAGGTGTACTTGACTTTGGCAATTAGCTTCTCTACCCACTTCTTGATGGTGTTCGGCGCGGATTCATACCATTGAACCGCATAAGCTCCTATCTCATCGATGTAGCTATTTGAATCCTTGTCAACCTGCGCTGCTTCACGGGCCTTGGTAAACCACTCGGCAATCGCACTTTTTGCACCGGCCATTTTCTCAAGGCCGCCAAGTTCATCAAGAATGGGCTTGACTTCGCCTTTTTCTACGGCTCTGTGGAAGGATTCATGGTAGGCCGTTGGGAGTTCTTCCCCTTTGGCGATTGATTCCGCGACAAGGTACATTGTGTCTGTGTTTGGATAATAGGCACCGGCGATCTGTCTGTTTTGTTTTGAGTATCTTGCCTTTATTGAAACATCTTCGTCACTAAATATTACGTAGTTGTATGCGCCTTCGCCTTTTGCGCGGCTTGTACCATCCAGGTATTTAATGCCACGGATTCCTAGAGAGTGAAGAATATTGCTTGTTTCTTCAGGAGTGTATTTATTCGACAAAAATCTATAAAATTCACCTCCAGTCATATAAGACTTACTGTCCAATACTTTTTTAAAAAAATCAGTCCTCGCTAACTCTGTTTCTCCATTTTCAAATATGATTTTGTTTCCTGAATTAACTCTTTTATAAATGTTGCTTTGCTCATCTTTTATTTTTGCTTTAGTTCTATCAAGCAAAACGCTCTGCTCAGAAAGCGGCTTATCCCAAAGCAAAAATTCATCTTCTGCTGGAGCTAGTTCTACTTCGTAGAGTGCGCCTGATTTATCAGGGTATTCAAAAGAAATATCACCATTTTTTAAAAGCCTATATATTTCTTTTTCAACTTTCTTTTCCGAAAAATTCCAATAATCAGTATCAAAACTATGGTCTCCAGTCTTAATACTTGAAATAGCGTCGCTAATTGATTCAAAATTGCTTACAAAAAACAAGGCTAAGTCCGTTAATTCATTATCTGTGACAGACTGTCCTTCGTAATCATCAAAAAATAATTCTTCCCCTTTATATTTAAAAACAACATCTTGCGCCTGTAAATTTTCTTTATACCACTCGGCAATTTCTTTTTTGCTGGCGAAATACAACCCATACCCGTAAGCCTGCGCCCCTTCTCCACTGCCTATATTTTCGGTGCTGAACTTATCGAACTTGTGCGGGCTACCATGCCATGCCGTCATATAAAGCGGCTTGCTACCACGAGGAAGCTCCTCAACGCTTTCCACAATCTTCAGCTTGCCAGCCTCAATCATCCGCCGTGCGTTGGCGTTCTTGGAGACTGCGGCTTTTACTGCGTCTACTGTTTGGCCGGTGGTGGTTGAGCGGGAGTAAAGAGCCGTTCCTTTGTCTGTCTCTTTTGTTTTTATGGTGGAAAATAAATTATCAAACGCTTCACTTACAGGGGCTATTTCATCAACCAGCAAATATGGATAACGTTTTTGATCCATTGCCCATGCTTCAATAGGAACAACGTTGGCTAAAAAATCATTATGGTATCCATCTAATTGCATTTTTGTGATAACATAATTTTCAAATGAACGCGCAGCTCTTTCTATTACCCTTCCCCAATAGTTATCAGATTTTCCTTTACCGATAAGATCGGCACGCTTTTTCATTGGAGATTCATCAAGCGCTTTAACCAAATCAGAGAATGCTTCCTCAACTTCTGGCCTTATGCCCGTGACAATATCCCAATCGTTAATATTTATTCTGCCATTTTTTTGTATTTCTTTAGTGCGTTGCGCTGAAAGAGTGTGCCCAGTTACTTTGTGCCTATACCGTGTCTCTGGTTGATATGTGACATAGGATGTTTCTCGTTTAACGCCAGTTGGCCCCCTTTCGCGTTGAAAATAATTATCAAGAGCATGAAACCATTCATGGGCTAAACTGCCAGCTCCAGACGGTTTTGTTAAATTTATCACTAACGTCCCTGGCTCGTAATGTGCTGCTGCTGCCCCATGGCCGCGAGATCCAAGCCCAAGCCCAAGAGAACCGTTTAGTGAAATAGCTTTTGTAGGTATGTTAATGATGTTTGCAAGATCGTATAATGCATCATACGCCAAATTCAACATTCCTTGCCTATCTTTGCTGCCCTTCCCTTGCTTTAGCCATAGGCCAAATTCCACACCGCGAAATCCGAATGTATCTTGAAACATCTCCGCCGTCACATCTTTCCCCATGCGGTGGTCGTTCCCCTTCCTTGGCCTGTTTTCTTTCCCGCGCACATCAGATTTTTTAATGTTCTGCGTAGCTTTTATATTTTCCCATTCAGCCACAAGATCATTGTAATTATCCCTGCGGTAATTATATGCTTCTTCCTTGGTGTCGAACTCTTTTAATTTTCTTTTAAGAGGATCGCCCTCTTTGTTAAAAAAGAACTTACCAGTAGATATATTTTTTCTGAGTTCAAATTTTATATTTTTTGTTTCTCGTTCTCCTTGCAGTCTCTCCTTTGCTTTTGCGATTGCGTCATCAAGGCTAATTCCTCTGGCATACGACCCATCTACTTTAACCAACGCTGAAGGTGCACTTTTCTTTTGATTATTTTCGTCATAAATGAATGCGTTTGGATAATCAAAAACTTCGCCGATTCTGCCCCATTCCTTGCGGTCTATTTCTGTAAGAACTTTAATTTTATTAACTATATTTTTAAGTGACTGCTTGCTCCCCATCTTGTCTATTAGTGCATCATTGCCTATGCGGTCATAGTGACGCATAATACCGCGCAATGATTTGACAGTATCTACCCATCTTTGTACTTTATATTTTTGGCGCGGTTTATTGGGTATTTCCTCACGAATAGCAAAAGCGACAGCAGCTTTATTTACATCTTCTATTTCTTCTATTTCTTCTTTAGGCCATATTTTGCTTAAAGGAAGAGAGGAAATATCATCATCGGATAATTCTCTGTTAAAAGACTTCGCAAGATCTTTACGAGCGCCACCAAGTTTTTCTCCGAAATCATCTATCTTTTCTTTATCATTAGTTAGTGGCTCTTGCTTTCCCTTAACCTCTGCGCTTTCTTTCTTAACTCTTTGAGTTTTTTCTTCAACCGCCTGCGCTGTCTTTGCTTCTCTAGCGGTATCCACTCTATCTTTATTGCGTTGAATAGTATCATCTTTGCCCTCAGATGTTTTAGAAGCTTGCCGCACGGCAGGGGCGATCAACTCCCCGCCGCTTTCCTGGGTGGCCTTGCTTGCAGAGGGCTGGGCGGCTTTGTTTTGTTGTTTTATTTTTTGCAAATTTATTGGGTGTATTCCCCTATTTTTTGCAATAGCATTATAAATTTTTTCAGTCTTTCTTAATGCTTCTTTGTTCCATGCTACCGTTTTTAGATCATCGTTAAATGCTCTGCCTTCAAGTATAGGGTTTGATCCTGAACCTCCCCATCTAAATTCGGCAAATTCTAATGGACTTCCAGAAGAATCCTTTTTAGCAAAATGAGAATACAAATCTGCCAAATGATACGGAATTTGTTTTCCAATGTCCTTAAGTGTTTCAGAAGTTAAAGATACGCTTAAATCAGTGTCCTTATGAATACCTATTTTTTTAAGGGCGCTAATTGCTTCAGTTTTATCAATACCTGTATCTTTTACGATTGTGTCAAAAAAATAAGTTAAATCTTTTTTGTCAATTTTATCTCTAACCGCATATAGCTCTTCTAATTTATTGATATCGCTATCTGTTACTGGTGTTTTGACCTTGAGATTATCAGGAAGATTTTTATTTGTTTGCGCGTTAATCACTTCTTCGAAAGTAAATTTTTTCAATAATCTGTCCATTTCATCGTCAATATCTTTTTGAGCAGATTCTGATGTTTTTACTTTTTCTTTCTGCAAAGGCACAGCCTTGGCCCTCTCCAGTTCATCCATGACGGCCTGCTCTGTTACCTGACCGTCTGCATCAACAAGTTTCTGCGCGTTGTCAAAGGCTTCCTGTTTCAGCTTGGCGGCCACGTCTGGCTTACCTTTGTTCTCGAACGCTTTGGCAACGTCAAGCTTCTGGCCTACAGAATCAGTGACCACCTGTTTTATTTTTTGCTCTTCGGTAAGCTCTCGGCCTGATACTGTGGATATCGACCATGGCTTGCCTACTGCGGCAGCTAGTTTCTTGGATGTGGACGGCGGCGCTGGCTCGTATCCGGCTATCTCATTATCAATCTTAGCATTGGTTGCTTTTGAATTGATTGCCTGCGGTGATTCATACGCCCATCCAAGATTGGGCTGATTACGTTTGCTTGTGTATTCTTGGGCGGCCTGTTGCTGCTGGCTCCATTCCGGTTCCATGCGCCGTGCTGCCGTGCGTTCTGCATCTTGCTGCTGTACATCTTGCTGAGTGCCGATAATATCAGCCATGAGGTCAGGAGGCGGTTGCCTGCGTGCCTCTTGCTCGAACTGTGCTGCTTCTTCGTCTGAGATTACAGGAGAAGGCGTTACGGCTTCTTGAGGCTGGTCACGGTAAATTTGTACAGGTTCGACATTATGGGATACAATGAGGTCTTGCCCTATCTCGCCAAGTTTCTTGTAAACCTTTGGTTCTGTTCCCCTCATTAATCCAAGAGCCGAAGCACCACCACCCATGCCTGCTTGCATTGCCACGACTTGAGGGGCAACTTCTTTGTATGAAGTTCCCCAATCTTCCAAGCTTGTCATTGACCGCGGCGCTTCATTACGCAAACCCATTTCAACCTCTGCGGGCTGCTGGATTTGTGTTGTGGTTGTTTCGCCAGCCAGTTCAACGCCAAGCGACTTAATACCTTCAAATGCCTTGCTTGCGATGGTCTTGAGTAATCCTTGCCCGGCAGGTGTTTTCCCGATCATCTTTGATAAGAAGCCAATCTCAAAAGCGTTCCCTATCGCTTCAGGCAAAACCTCACCGGCAACATGACGTTTTATGCTTGAATCAAAATCAGCAAGAAGAGCAGCTGCTTCCTCTTCGGTAAGCCTTGCCCCTTTCTGTTGTTCAAATGCGTCAATTAATTGACGTTCTATGGTGTTTTTTGCGACTGGGGTTAATGCAAGTGAGCTACCGGCAATTGCACCGGCAGCAGCTCCACCGGGCACAGGAGTTGCCAAGCCTGCGGCGCGTCCGGCTAAACCGCCTATCAATCCTACCCCTGAAAATGGGGCGCTCTTTGTGGCCTCTATCACATCTTGTTGGGTCATCCCTTCAGGGAGAATAAAAGGGACAGGCGGAAACGCCGTTCTACGGTCTTCCCCCGTTTGATCGGCAGTTTCGGCGTAGTGTTGTTTTTCCCGCTCAATTAACCAGTCAGCGAGATTTTCTTTTGAGCGCGGGTTTTCGTCAAAGGTTTCTTCATATGCTCTGGCAGCCATGGCAGGGAGCCCATATACTGCCGCATTCTTAATCCCTTTACCGATAGTTTTTACAGTGGTAGGTATGTTTCTGGTTGCTTCTTTGGCCTGCTCAGTCCACGACTTTGCTGCCGGAACCATGGCGTCAAGCTGTTGATCAAGCAAAGAATTAACATCAGGATCTGATAAGTCAAACCCGTTCTCTTTGGCAAAAACGTTTTTATATGCCTGCCTTACATCAGGATCAGAAAAATCAAACTGTGATTGAATTGCCATTCCTTGTTTCCTATGCTTGCTGGCGCTTTTTTATCGGTATATAATTATTTTCGTATTCTTCTAGTTGTCTTTTTGCTATTATAGCAGTCTTTTTTTCTTCTTTTGTGCTAAAAAATATATGGTATTTACTTTTTAACACATATTCCTTTAGTGATAAAAATATCAGAATAGAAAAACACGCAGCATAAAGAATGATCACAACTTTTTCCATAATGGCTCTCCTGTTATTTTATATGTCTTTCCCCCAACATATTACCATTATAGCTTAGTATTGGCAAGGTGCGTTTACTGGCTCCCTTCTTGATATCCGGCCTTTATTTCCCTTATTGCGTCAGCAAGTTGTTTGACTGTCCACCGCTGAGTAGTCATCCCTCTTATCAAATTCTGTTTAACTGTGTTTGGCAAGTCTTTTATCCCTTCAACCATTGCCGGTGTTGCAAGTTCAGCCCCAGCTGATAACCCTTGCGCTACAGATCTAAGGCCCATAGAATCAGATTGAGGCCCACCAGGCCCCGCGAGAGTTCTCCCCAAAGATCGCATTACACCGCCTGCTTGTTGCGGTGCTGCTTGAGTTCCTGTTGACACTTCAGAACTTACTTTTGGTACTCCAGAATTTCCTCTCGCTGCTTTTACCCTGGCTAATTCTTCAGCAAATTTTTTAGGATCGATCCCCATTCCTGGATCATTAACCTGAGTATGCGCGGTGGCGGTGTCCATGCTTTGCTTTGGCTCTTTTGGGAAAACTCCCATCTCTTCGCCTATGTTAAGCCATAACTTTGCCATAGCCCTCTCTTTGGCTGTTGCTTTAGGATCAGCCGCAACCTCTTCAGCTGCGGCAACTATACTTTTTTTCGCTTCGCTCGGGAGGCTATCGAGATCATCACCAGAACTGGCAAGCAAGCTCAACAAGTCATCGCTTGAACTGGCTTTCGGCAAGAAAATATTAGGCAATTCTTTGAACATTTTCTCAGCATCTTTCTTTTTAAAGACCTGCCCGGAGTCAGTTGTGATGTATCCTTTATTGCTTGCTGACAGCCCTTCAGTAGGAGAAAACTTCATTGTTCTTTTATCAAAAACTCCGGTGACATTACCGTCTGAATCTTTGATAACTTCGACATGCTTGCCTTGTTCCTGGATGCCAAGTTTTTTTAATTCAAATTTCTGTTTGGCTTCTTCGTCTGATTTTTTCTCCGATCTATCCCGTAGATGATCGTATTCTTTCTCCGACCTGTCACGCAGATGCTCATATTCTTTCACCAGCGATTCACGTTTTGCTTTGTCTTTTTCCATAATAAACTGCAATGCGAATTGTGCGCCTGCCGTACCGCCTTTTTCAGCAATCAAAGATAATGCCGCAAGATTACCTTCAGCAGCACCTTGGCCATAGCTGAGAAGCTTATCTATTGGGTATGATTCTACCGGGTCTTGTTCGCTACCGGGAGCACCAGAAACAGTCTTCCCCTTAGTCAGTGGTGCGACATATTCTTTTCCGTCAGGCCCGGTAAGTGTTGCTTCAAAAAACAACCCTTGCTTGTCTGGTGTTGGATAAACCGCTGACAAAGCACCTGAAAGTTTATTCGCCGCAAACCTACGAGAAAGATCCCTTCCAGCAACATTGGGATTATTTAGGAAATCAAGCGCAAGTTTGCCATCAGGCAGTTTCCCGCTGTCAAGGTTTTCTTTCACCTGATGCCATTGGTTAACCGCTTTTGCTGCTGCCAATGGATCTTCGGCAAGTGTCACCATTTTCTCGGTCGCGGCAGGATTAGCGGCAACCTGCTGCCAAGACGGATCTTTAGCAGCCATAGATTTTATCAGCGCAAAAATTCCTTCTCTTAAGCCTGACTCTTCACTCTTCTTTTTTTCGTATTCTTCATCAGAGCGTTTATCGACAAGTTTTTGCCTTTCGTATAATTCGTCAAGCCTTTTATTCTGCCTATCCTGCTGCTGTATGCTATTGACAAAACCATATCCGCGCATCAAAGCGCCTGCCATGTCAGCCATTATATTACTCCTTAAAAAAGACTACCGGCAAGAAAACCAACTGCAGCACCGATAACCATCCCGTATGGACCGCCTACTGACCCTGCTTTCGCGCCTAAAGAAGCTCCAGCCATTGCTCCCATAGTCGCCCCGGTTATCTGGTTATTTCTTCTGTCAGCCTTATCTTGCATATCAAGTGCTTCTTCAGTTTGTTCTCTTTTTTGCTCAAGTTCGCTAAGTCTTCTCATGCCAGACAAAGCGTCTGTCTTCATACTGTTTCCCAGCCCGATTAACCCGCCCATATCATTACCCCTTATAGATCCTGTAGCCCGTCATTTGGCGCACCACCAACCAAAATCTGCCTGTTCCTATCCAAGGTATCACTGCGGACATAATCTCTTGCGCTGGCAATATTAGCGGTGGTGGCAAGATTATTCAGTCTTCTATTTGTGACTTTCTGCGCCGCTGTTTCACCAAGTCCATATCCTGACAACCTTCTTCTTGTTTCAGATGCAGCAACTTTCCCTGATACTTTCGCAAGCCCTGAAGCAGCAGCAATATTTCTATTAAGTAGTTGTTCATTGTTAACCATGCCAACCAATTCATTTTCTATGGGATAACCAAATTTCTTGTAATTATCCCATTGTTCACGGCTTACAGCAGCGTATCTTCCAGCGGCAGTAGCTGTGTTAAAAGCTGTAGAATATGACGGGTTTTTAACCTTATCGAATATGGCTTGTTTTGTTGATACCTCCGCTGTTGGTGTAGTGACAGGTTGCACCGCTTCGTTTGTGCCGGGAAGAATATCATAAATAGCTGATACCATATTAGTAGCCCTCTTTTTTCTTGTACCAGTCGGCACCTGCCGCTAATCCCATACCGGCAGCAGTGCCTGCTGTTTCCAACGTTTCGTTTCTGTCTTGCTGGTCATATATTGCTTTGCTTGTGGCGTCTTGCACCTGTTCACCAGCTATATCGCTTATCCCGCGCATTGCCTCGCCAGCGTCGCCACGGGCCATATTCACGAGGTTCTGTAATCCGGCTACTTTCGTGTTGTCAACCTCGCCTTGACCTTTCACCATCCCACCAGTGACAACCCCTGCTCTCTCTCTGCTTATGTCGCCTATTGCCAAACTGCTTGGCCCAACTCCCCGCAACGAGAGATTCTTTGCAGCCGCCTCTTGTCTATCACCGTACTGCTTAGTAAGCCCTGAACTTACAAGCCCGGCAACTGTGTTTTTTTCAGCTTGCCCTATCCCAGTAATGTCTCCAGCAAGATCATTGAACAACGGCTGATGCACTTTCTTGAATCTGTTCCATTGCTCGTTTGTTATTTTAGAAAGCTCAATCTCATAAGCTGTCTCTTGCACTTTGTTACTGTCGCTTTTGTCGCTGCCGCATCCCATGTCATTTATCTCCTCTATCAGAGATTTCTTTCAGTAACGCCTGTTTATATCCTTCAATCCCTTCATCATGTGCGAACGCTCTTGCCGCTTCACCTATTTCCTGGGAGAACTCAGTGCCACCAAGAATATAGGCCGTCATGGTGATAAGATCAGCATAAGATGACCTGATGATAAAAGAGATATTGAATTTATCTTCATCATTATTTCTTTCTATTTTGTTGGCTATGTACCAATTCTGTATTGAAGAAATAACAATTGGGTTAAGCTCGTTAAAATGCGCCATATAAAATTTGTTTCTCGGCAAATGAACAAGTGAAAGTTCAAACGCCGCGTTAACTTTTGAATCATCAATAGTCTTGTCTTTGTCGATAAGGTCATCCCAGACAGAAGAAATAGTTAATATCTGATCAATGAATAACCCGGCATCACGGTTATACTCAGCAAGCCTTCTTGTTATTTCGTTAAAGTCCATTCGCGTCCCTTGCCAGTTTGCATAAAGTAAATGCCATCATTTTTATAAGATTTTCTGTATCATCGCTTTTTTCTAAACACGCAATCGCATACACCCTAAATTCTTCTGGGGTCATCTTCAGTATTAAATTATAATCAACATCGTACTTTTCTTTTATCTTCAGTGATTCTAAAGTTGTATGTGTGATATCTACTTTCATTTTAACACTGCATCTATTGCGGTTACGGTAAAAACCTTGTCAAGATATGGCACTGACTTAATGGTAATTTCATATACCCTTGCAAGATCAATAGTAAACTCAAAAACACCATCAGTCACAACCCATGATTGGCCGTTATCAACAATTACCGTTGATGGGTTATGGATATTTGATATTATAGCAGTGTCTGTAGAATCTGCTAAGATAGTTGTTTCATTTATAACGGCGTTGCTTTCAAGTCTCTCAACAGGCTTTCCGTCAGAGATATATGTTGTATTTCCGTCATATTCTCCTATTACATATGGATCTGGTACTTCTCCTATAGAGTCGCCTGACTTACTCCATATGTATTTTATTTGGCCTGTTACTTCATCGTATGCGGTTATAACCATTACACTTTACCTGTAAATGCACATAAAACAGCATATGAAAACGTTCCTGTATTACCAGTTGGTATAGTTATCCATAATTTATACCATATATCACTTGTAGAGACTTCATCATATTCAGTTATATCTATTTCGGCTGAACTTGTAAATGACCATGTTTTTAACAGTGTAGTCCCTCTGTAAAGCTTTATTTGCCCTGTGCTTGTAGACGAAGCTACGACATTTCCTAAAATTACAATAGTTCGTCCTGTCACAACAGATATAGTAGGGGTCATGCATATAGCTGTCGTACCTTGCCCGACGATTGTTGTGGTAGTCACCTTTACACTTGTAAACTCTGTTACGTTATTCGCTATAATATTACCTGTGGCTATAATACTTCCGCCAACAGATACGTCTGAGCCGTCCCATTTCAAATATTTTGATCCAGTACCGATGCTGAATTTATAGCCATCGGTATCATACCCCATATAAAATCCGGCAGTCGTATCCGCAAAAGAATCCTTACCGGAAGAATGGATACTCCCATAAGCACCGCAAGTTATATCTCCTGAAACAGTAAGAGCGCCTGTAGAAGTAGAAAGTGCTTCAAGAGAACTGACGCTTATTTTATCAGATGTTAATGACCCGTTCTCTATCCTCGCAACGGCGAGATATCCACTTGTTATTTTATCGGCTGCCAGACTGCCGATCTTGGCGCTTGTGATTGTGGCGTCTTTTATCATGGCAACATCCATGTAAACCACACCACTCTGAACTATGAACGGTATCTTAGCCGTTGTCTCGCTTACAACAATATTTGTGTATCCATCTGCTATCGTAGCAGGAGTAGCAGGGGTAATAGGCACTTGAAAGGTAAAAGTGTCTGGCCCTGTTACAGTAATCAATTTCACCCCGTTATATTCACCCTGCTCGGCCCCTGTGATAGCATGATACTCGCCGGTAAGAAAACTGTGCTCACTGCATGTTGCCGTGGCGGTTGTATCTACTCTGGTTATGCTTGAAATAATTTTCGGGGTAACAGGTGGATTGATAACGGCAACCCTGTCAGCCATTATATAGAACTCAGAGAAAGCAGTGGCGTTTCTCAGTTCAGAAGCAAGCCCAAACCCAGACATAAAACCGTTATTATCTATTTTTACGGTGTATTGCGCCTCAACCCCATCAATTGAAGTGGCGTTTGCCTCGATAGCAGTTGTGTGGTCGCCTACGGTCGTTTGTATTGTGCTGATATCTGATGCCAGCGCCGCGTCCGCCGCAGTTCTTGCTGTTTCTTCGTCAGATACCGCCGCCGAGACATCGCCAATAGAAGCGGTCAATGTGACAATATCCTCAGCTAATGCCTCATCTTCAGATATCCTTGTGCTTATTTCCTCTGAAAGCGCAGCCGAAGAAGCGCCTGGAGAAGGGCGACCAATTGCCACCCAATCTATCTCAAAATAATCCGTGGCGCTTTGATCGTCAGAAAGGTCAATTCTTATTTGGTCAACTTCCCCATCCCAGCCGGTATTGAATGTCAAAACAGCTACATCGTTTGCGTCGTATGACGGTTCAGTTTCTGAGGAAGATCTTCCTGCATCCCACGTGGAATCTCCGGTATATTTCCACCATATTGTGCCATCCCATACAGGAGTCCCGGTTTTCCTTATTCTTAATTTAACTTGGCTGTAAGAGCTGCCGTCAATTGCTAGACTTCCAGGGGAAATAACATACGGATCGGTTGCATGGTCTGCCGGGATCAACCAGCCTCCTGATTCAGTCGGACTCCCGTTCCCTGTAAAGCTGTCCACGCCATCATCAAAATACCAGATGTTCACATAATCGAACTGTTCCCCGCCTGTTGAAATCAAATTTATTCTTTCATTCAACGATGCGGATAACTCGCTTTCTGTTATCTGGTTATACAGAACCTCAAGAATATAAGTCGGGTCAGTTGCCGTACTTGCTGATGTACCGGCAGAATCATTATAAGGCCCGGCGATAGAGTCGGTTGATACTGCCCTCACCCAATAATAATAAGTGACCGCGCTTGATGTATTTGTTGGGATATCACAGTAAATCTTAGCTGTTGTCCAGCCAACCTTAACAGCGTTTCCGAGATCATCTGATGTGTATCGCCATATCTCAAAACCTGCTATGCCTTCAGTGTCACCATGGTTCCATGTAAGGATAATGTAATTGAATGCCCCCGTAGCCACCAAAGTATCGGGGGCGCTTGGGGTTATTGTCTCTGAATTTCCCGAGGTAGTTGTGCCGGACGCAGTAGCATACCCAACAGGGATAGCCCCGCTGGAAACCCCATCAAGCCATAACGAGATGACGTTAATCGCCCTTTTAACATCCGGGTCGACTTTGCTTGATAATGCAGGTACTGAAGTCATTACACTTCACTCCTTGAGTTCCCTATTGTGACAGATTTTACAATCTGACTTGAGATAATTTTATAATACCATGTGTCAGCCAGAAACCCGCTTGGCAACTTAAAAGCGTTCTTATCAGTAACTGTCTGAGTATGTTTTAATACCCCATCAGCATAAATGTATAAGGTCAAATTGTATGCGGCGGCATTAACCCTGGCCCACCCGAAATTTATTTCTTTGTCAAGGATGAAGTCTTTCGACTCCCATGTCATTTCTTTATCGGTTCCTGCGTCAAACTTTTTTATCACCCCATCAATCACTAAATAAAGATAACCTGTGCCGTTATCTGTGTAGGTTGCGGTTGCGTAAATATCCATGGTGGATAGATCGCCGGTCTTTGTGTTGAATATCGACCCAGAACTTACAGCGCCAACCGTATTAAAATAGATATAGTTGTGTCCGTATTTAGCCCCGATAAATGTTGTTGGTGCCGCATATGCCACCCAATCACGCGGATCAATAACATTTTCTGTGATAAGCCCTGCCATCCCTGTGCCTACAGCTATCAACCCTGTTGATGCCGGGTATACAACAAAATTACCCATATCAACCGTACCGCGCTTACTCATGCAAGCTTGCCCCACTTCTGCCTGTTCTTTAAACATGGCACCAGGGTCATCACCTGTCAGAACATAGGGTTTTTCATTGCTTGTGGTGACTAATATTGAGTTCCCAAAAGCGCCGATGGATTCTATATCACCGAAAAACGGTATCCTGTATCTTGCAGGCCAAGCATGCGGAAGATACGGAACTGAAATACATACTTCATTGCCTGTAAATCCTGCCAGACTTCCATTAGCAAGAGTTATCAACCCTTTCAATGTTGAAGGTGGCGGATCGTATTCTGTTGAGGTTATCTCATCGCCAAGTGCCGAGTTGAGTTTCGTATCAACATAGGTTGTGGTGGCTACTGCGATAGAAGCCACAAACTGATAAACCCCACTGTTTAGTCTATAAAGGTATTTATGGGTTATATTGTAGGCTCCAGTAGGCCCGGTGCTTGGAAGCCCAACCGTTACGGAATCACCGTCTGTTATATCGTGTAGTGCAGAGGCATCTGTTGGAGGCCCTTCTTCCCCGTATGCGCTTACATAGGTGTAGATATAGGCTCTTGACTGGATATTGTTTGCGCTGCCTGGTGCTCCATGGGTTATTGTTGGCGCAGCCGCAGGAGCAGGAACACCCAACTTGTAATAGTTCATCGGGTAATCTGTCCCGCCAGACGTAGCGATGGAGCTTGTCGTCATGCGTGGCTCATCTTCGCCAGTCCAATAAGCTCTGTCGTAAGGATCACTTGCCAGGGGAGAAGATACGCAATTGACATCATCAACCCAATGAAACCAATACGTCTCAAGATACAGCCATATTGTTTTTATCGTTCCGACTTTGGTCGGAGTCCAGACAGATGACGGAGTTTTCAAAGGACGCAATTCGCCGGAGGTCATTATGCAGTTCTTGGCCGTCTTTGCTGCCATTTCCGGCAACAAATGAGTGGCGTACTTTGGCGCTATTCCTGAAAATGGTCCACCGCGTATCATTTCTCAGCTCCCATCAATGCGGTGAAAGCGCTAAAATGCATCGCTGCAAGACGGCTTTGATCGGGCGAATCAGTTTCTTTACTGAGCGCCCTGAACATAACAAATTCATAAATCGGGTTTGCATAAATATCATCCATGCTTATCACGTCGGTATTTGCCACGTCAGTCGGGTCTAATTTACCAACGGCAAGAGCGTGTTGTGATGGTACGGCTGAGTATAAAATCTCAACAACAGCCGCAGCGACTACAGGTGGCCCAGCAGCAGCGGTAGGGGCAGACGGGTACACATCGAAATATGTTTCTGTTCTGGCGTCCGGCATCCAGTATTTTATATTAACTGACGCCGTTGTTGATCGCCATTCAGGCAACAGGCTGTCAAGAGTTTTGCCGCTTATTGGTTTTATTGCGCCAAGATCGGATGTTGCGGCAACGTTTCGTTTAACGTCAAGAAGAGCTATAGCAGATGGGAGGTTGATTGACCCTGCATCATGCAGGTTCTGCCGTACTCCAGCGGCAAGGGTGGCATTAGCGAATAAAGCATTCGCTGATGGTTTCATTGCTACGATTTGCCGGTATGCGTCGTTTATCCAGTTCTGCAACTCAAGGCGCGGATACCTGACATTTACGCTCTGGAGGGTGTCTTCTGCCCTCTTTACTATATCAACTACCTTGATTGTTGCCATTTTTTACAACCACAATTTATTGTTTCTCGGATGGTAAGTTCTATTTGAAATTACCCTTTCACATATATCTCCTATGCTTTCTCTAACATTCGTGCCAACTGCTTCAACCCCTCCAATACTTACTATCAAAACAACCGCATCGGCGATCCTTGAATCAAACAACCCTTCCCACGGCAAGTCGTCATCAAGGTCTGAAAGAGTATCCGGCATTGAATAATAAAACCCTTTGAGGTTATAATCTTCTTCTGCAGCCGGGATGACCTGGAGATTGAACGGACCGGCAAGTCGCCAATACAGCGGATAAGAGTCTTCAAGCGTCTCTTGCCCGTATTCCATCTCTGTGAGGTCGTAAATAACATCGTCACTGTCGATAAGTCTTACAGGACCGGCAAAACCCCTGAAATCGCTTGGAAGAGTATTGAATTCCCCATCGATTACAACGCCGTCTTCGGCAGGCGGGGTGTTCTCAACATCATCAAAGTTGGCTCTTATGATATCTGACTTGCGCCTATGCAGCCGGTCAAAAAATATTTCAATTGACCTGTTTATGGCGTCAAGAATAGACACCCCCGATGTATCAGGGAATTTTGCCAGCCTTGGCAAAACTATATCAAGCAGTTCGTTACCTGTCATTGTGGCATACCAAACCTGTCAATCAGTTCAACAGCTCTTTCCTTCGCTGTTTCAATCTTCTTTATCGTGTGTGGCAGTTCCTGGTTGAAGTTTCTTTTGATGAAGTCTTTTATGGAGCCGAGTTCATTCATGTTTTCTACATGATCTCTTGCGTCCTGGTCTCTGATAATTTCCTCAGAGTTGTCTTCAACCTTCACTTCAATATCGCCTACCACTGGGGCATCAGACACAAGGGCATAAACGTCTATATGAAGTTTAGCCATTTTCTGTGCCAGAGCAACCGGAACATTCTTTACCTGCCCTTTCAACCACAAGCCGGTATTGTAGATACAGTCTTTAATCTCTGGCCGCCTGCCGATATATTCAACAGGTAGTTTTTCTATTTTATCGTCGTCCATGTTGTCCTCTGAAATTCCGCGACATGAAACCATGCCGCGGAATCATTGGTTATGATTACAGTGCGCCTTTTGCGATTCCTTCCACCAGAAAATCAACGATACCGACTTCAGCCTGGGTATGCGCTGAGTGGGTCAGAACCAGATAGGCATCTTTCGGCAGACGAAGCGGACGAACTGCCGTGTTGTTTGCCCTGGTGCGTCCTGCGGCATCAAGTGCCAATGCGGCGTAGAAATAATCCGCGTCCTGTGGAACTGTCGAGTCATCTTCACCATCGACATATGCAAAGCCAAGCGCACAGGTCGAGCTTGCGGTGAAGGCGTTGGACACAATACCTAAACAGTCCATAAGCTCAAAACCGCCAGGGAGAATGCCGAGTTTAACAGTATCGCCACTACCAAGGGCAGCGGTTGCGTCGCTGTTGGAAACGATACCGGCAGAGGTAGTCTGCATGGTAAACTCAAGGACGGTTTTATTGCCATAAGGCGCACCACCGTACATGAGGCTTTTTGCATCAATGCTTGTTTTTTTGTAGTCAGCCATTTGTATTACTCCTTGAAATAAAGGGGCCTTGCGACCCCTGGATTATTAGACACCAGCCAGCCGAACAGCGGTATCAATTGCCATAACACCAAAGTCAGTCGGCAGATTACCGTCATCACCGTAATCGATGGTGAAGCGGATTTTACTCATACCGTGAATCATACCGATAAGCACTTCCAACTTGTCGCCGTGGTCAAGTTCCTTCTCTGACCAGAAATAAGGCACAGCAGATTGACGGGCCTTGCCAAATGCTTCAGCAAGCGCCTGGCCGCCAAGCAGCAGCGCTCTGTCAACAGCGTGTGTAGTCGAAAACGCAGCCGGGACCAGATCGGTGGTTGTCTCAGTTGTGCTGGTTGAAGTGGCACACCAATTGATCGCGTCACCTGCGTAGAACCTGATTGCTTTCGGCATCTTTACAATAAGAATACCATTCCACAAACCTGCCTCACCGAGGAACAGCGGGTTATCTTTTGCCATCCGTCCACGGGCCATAGCGTTTGACTGCCATGTTCTGAACTGACCGTTTGAACTTTGCAGGATAGAAGTATACTGCTCAGAAGAAACAAGCAATACCCTCATAGGTGAATCCTGTGCCATCTGGTCTCCTTCAAATACAACAGGAGGCGGCGGCATATCCATGGAATCAAGTTTTGTGCGAAGCCCGTCAATGACATCGGAGTTCATTACATCTGAAGTCTGAATCGTGATTTCGTTACCACTTGCCGCAACAGCCTCAATACCAGATCCGGTTGAAATGAAATGCCGGTTATTGGTAGGGGCCTTGACGGTGTTGACGCAGATTGAAGAAAAGTCAGAGTCACTCGCCAACGGCACAACCCATTCTTTACCGCTCTGGAAACCACGAGCGCCGGCAAGGTGCACAAGGGCCAGCTGGTCAGACAGCCTGGTCATGTAATTCTGCGCCTGTGCCCTTGCAAGAGACCGCATTTGATGCGGGGTACGCTGTTGGGTCATGCGCCCACCGGCAGAAATAGGTTTTCTTGTTTGGTTGATTCTGAGCGAATCCTGGCTAAAGCTCATGGTATCGCCCATGCCTTCAGCGTAGCTTTCACCCATAATCGGCTTTCCGCCAACCGGGTTAATGAGATCAAAGGTAATCTCATCGCCTGCTGTTTTGGTCAGATCCATACATCTGACAATCGGCATTTCGTTTTTAGACTGGAACCGCATGCGGTCTTCAGCCTGGGATTGTTTTGGGAGTGTCCCGGTAAGCCGGTTCAGCACCGTAGGCCGCTGCATACATACAGCAAACAGCCCGATTGATTGAAGTTTGACAGCCTGATCGCTGCCATATGCAATGGTTGTGAGTCCCATATTATTCTCCTATACAAGTCTACTGAGCATTTCCTCTATTTTGTCAGGGTTAAGGCTCAGAAATTTATCCATTGTTGCTGTAGTTGACATATTTGCCAACGCATCTGCTTCGTCGTGATGTGCTGCTGCACTGCCAGGCACGTCTGATAGAGAAAATGGCGGCGTTTCTTTGGTCTTTGAGATTACATCTTCAGCCTTTTTCTTGATGTCTTCAGCGCTTTCCTTTTTGACATCTTCAACAACAGGCTTCTTACCAAGAGCGCCTTGCATCGTTTCGATTGCTGCCGTAACCATTTCTTTCGCTTTTGTGAGAATATCACTATGCGCGAGACTTTGGTTATCCCTTGCAACAATCTTAACCGCACCGTCCAAATAATCGTAAAGTGCCGGTGTTTCTTTAAAGACTTGGTTTTCAGGGGCCTTAAAGAAATCGTCCTGCGCCTTTATCCATGAGTTCCTGTCTGCTTCGATAGCCTGTTGTTCGCTTTGCGCGACTTTTTGCTTGACCGGCTCTATCTCTTTGACAATCTCTTCCTTGAAAGACTTGATACCAACAGCAACTCCCTGTTTTATCATGCTTTCAAGGTACGGCTTGATATCCTGCATAAATTCCGGGAATTCTCCGGCGTACTCTTCAAGAACTTTTTCCTGTTCTTTCGTGTCCCCGGTTCCGGCGTCAGCAGCCTTCGCCGCTTTCAGGTCAGCAATAAGCTGATCCTTACTTTTAAGTGATTCCTCAAGCTCCTTGGCCCTTAAGTCAGCAGCTCTTTCCCGCTCTCTTGCCCTCTCAAGCTCAGAATACGGAATAGTGTTTTTACTGTCTTTTGCCAGGATAACAGGCTCTTCTTTTTCTTCAGGCTCCGGTTCCTTGCCGCTGAGGTCTGGCGAATCCTCAGTTTTCTTATCGCCATCAGGATAGTCGATCCCATGCAGGAATACTCTGGCCTGTTCTTCGTCACTCAGGCTCAACATTTCTTCGGTGCTCATTTCTTCTATCGTTTTCATACTGCCTTTCTCCTTGCCCTTGTCGCCGGGCCGCGTATAGGAGGTTAAGCCGGATTACCCGGTTTAATTCTTCGTGCGGGGACACCCGCCCATATTTCGTTTTCTGGAACAGATTTTGTTACAACCGCGCCTGCCCCGATTATTGCCTTATTACCAATTGTCACACCGGGCATGATGATTGCACCTGTGCCTATCATTGCATCCTTGCCAACATAAATTGGTGCCCAATCGCCACGTTCTCTTGGCGGGAATTCATGCGTGAAATGTACGTTTGGCCCTATTCTTGCCCTATGGTCTATTGTCACTCCCTGGGGAATAAACGAATATGCGCCTATAGAGACTTGATGGCCTATTGATGCTCCTGATATTTCAACATATGACCCTATGTTGCAATCGTGCCCGATATGAGTTTCATTGTAAATGTTGCAAAAATGGTGAATCACAGTACCTGACATGATCACACAATCATCGCTTATCAATGAAGTCTTACAGGCTTTCATACAATGCCACCATAGCCTTGACCGTTTCAGAGATATCGTTTGCAGGCAAGCATTTCCTCGGCTCGACTTCGCCTTTCAGGATTGCAACCAGTTCCTTTGCCATTTCTCTCTGATCGCCTTCGGTTATCCAATAATCAGCATACTCATTCCCGCGGTAGGATATCAGTTTAGCCCCACAAGCCTTCGCTTCCATCGCCAGCCGGTCAAAGTCACCGTAGCGCACCAAGCCAATATAAAAATCAGTCGAGCAGAAAGCGTTTATCAAATCTTCCTGAGCAAGCGGTGTACCGCTCAGATACGATTTGTATGCCGTCCCGTTACTGTAGACCAGCGGCATAAACCAACGATGCTGATCTCTCGGCAGATAATGGGCATGCAGCACAGCGTCCGGGATTTCCTTAACCACCCACGGCCACAACATAAACAGATCCAAAGGCCATTTGATATAATGGCAGTTCTCAGCCGTGAAAACAGAAGGATTACCGGCATACTTCCCGCGTGTTGGCATTGGCTTAAATGTCGATGTATCAACACCCATCGGCACAAGTTCAACCCGTGTGTTTTTGTTTGCCATGCTCTTGAGTATCGCCTGATGCCTTGGCCACCATGTGACGGTTGCGTCAGCAATCCTCAAATAATTCATGAGCATCATCCACGCATCGCCAGCACCGTACCCATGGTTTAACCCGGCTTCCACTGCCGACTGAAAACAATGTTCCGGCGTTCCATGCGCGACATACACAACCTTCTTCGCTTTCCCTGTTAACAAAATTTTGTCTGGGATGTGAGAATGTAAAACATGGACATCAGCGTCCACGTCTTGCAGTTGTTCCGTCTGTGTACTTACCAGGAAAGAATCGTGCCCGGCCTTGCACTCACCAGCTGAGATATCCCGCGCCATATGGTGCAGGCCGGACCCATTTGTTAATGTCCAATGACAAATTTTCATTAAGCGTGGTAACTCGCTACAGTTGAGTCTGTGGTTGAAATAATAACGCTCAAGCTTGCCGCCTTACTGTCTCCTGTTGCCAAGTTCGAAGATGCAATTACACTGTTCGAAGTCGCCCGGCTTGTCGAAGCTGACAGGTTTGTCGAAGCAATGGTAGACAAAGACGTTGCCTTTGAATCGCCAGTCGAAAGATTGGTCGAAGCGATTACACTATTTGACGTTGCCCGGCTGGTTGATGCGGACAAGTTCGTCGAGGCAATAACGCTATTGCTGGTTGCCCTGCTGGTATTGCCGGAAATCAACACGCTGTTACTCGCAGCTTTTGAGTCCGAAGTGACAAGGTTGGAACTGATAACAACACTGTTGCTGGTCGCTTTGGAGTCGGAGGCAGATGCTTCATAAGGTGATACGCTAAACCCGCGACCGTCATAAACCAGGGAATACCCAGAGGCAAGAACGGCTTTGATAATCGGAATTTCAGTGCCGTCAACATCACGCTGTAATGTCACGGTGCTGCTGGTATCGTCGGCGTTGTAGATAACCAAACTCTTCACCCGGCGTGATACAAAGTCAGCTTCAGGCGCGGCAAGGATTGTTTTATCTGTTGCGCCGGTTATCGACCCTGCGGTGCTGCCGGGAATCTTTTTGCCGCTGTTGTAATACTCATCCTCATACGAGATATGGTATGTCGGCTCCGTTGCATTCGCTGACCCTGCCGCGAAAACTTCCAAACTGTTTAAGGCTGTTAATTCCATTTCGTTTTCTCCTGTCTTTTTATTGTATTGCCTCAATATACATGAGGAAAGATGAGTTATTTACTGCGTTATTAGTTACTGTTACTGTCCATTGATACGGTGCATGCGGGTGGAGATATGCTACATTCCCTGCCTCGCCCTCGCCCATTATATTAAAAGTGCTTGCCGTGTTGTCGATTACGTTCAACCCGCTGCCGGATGCGGAGATGATTGTAAGCCCACGGCTATCAACAATTTGCAGGTCGCTGTTGTCTGTCGGGCCTGTTGCTCCCGGCACGATGTCAATCCAACAGAACTTGTTATCAAGCCGCGCCATAACACCAGTTGGGATAGTGGCAACCGCTGTGCCGGGGGTAGTGTCAAACGTGCATGTCACTACCTGCAACGTGTTACCTGTCCCAGATCTCTCCGGGGTTATTTGCCCGGAATCAACACACGTCATTGCCCCGATAGCTTGGCTTGCATAGAGGGTGAAAAGAGCTGCTAAAAAAATACGTTTCATTGGTTTATTTCTCCCTGCATTTCTTGGCCCGGCATTTCCTGCTCTGGCTGGTATGCTTCCGGTTGTGGTGCCGGAGGTGTCTGGATATTTTGAATTTGTGTTTCATCGACAATTCCTTTGGCAACATCTACAACTGCGTCACCAATATCGCCTATTGCCGGGTTTTGCTGGAGGTACCCGGCTGCTTCCATCGCTGACAGCAGAGCTTCAATCCCTTTCTTTATCTGGTCGACATCTGACTGTTTCTCTTTGATATCAAGCTCACGGTCTTTCTGAGCTGTCATGATTTCGAGCTTGACTTGTTTCTTGGCGTCCTCAACCATCTGCTTGACTTGTTCCGGGGTTATCTGTTGATCAGCATCTTTAATAGCGGCAAGGAACTCTTCTCGGTTAGGAATATCCATCAGTGTCAGCAGGAACGGGAACCCTACAACTTGATAATGAGGAGGCATTGTTTCAAGCACAGCGCCAAGTGTCTGAAGCTGCTGTGCCCTGAATGTCGGGGTGCTCGGGACGTCTGAGAGCTCTACCCTCAACAACACCCGCTGAATGTCATTGTCAAGATACTGAATACCATTTTCTTCAACCGGCACATTTATTTGTACTGGTCTTTCCGGCTTGGAAACAGAAGCCGGGATAATAATCTCTTGTTGCTCGCTGCCCATGTCCTCAATAATTAATTCAAGCAACAAATTGCCAACCGCTGTTCTCCCTTGCTTAAAATTCGAGTTAATTGCAGCCAACCCTTGGGATGACTGCTCAACCAATGTATCAAGCGCTACCCCGGACTTTGCCTCACCACCTTGTCCCATGTAGGCGTCATGGATATTCGAGACACGCTTGATTGATTCCCGGCAGTCAACAAGACGCTGGTATTGCTGCTGATTAAGTTCAAAGTCGCGGTCAACCTTGAATACCCCACCATCGCGCATTTTCTGCGCATCAAGAACAATATCAGCGTCGGGTCTGCCGACCTCATATTGCAAATCTGCATCAGATCCTGCGTATGCACCCTCTGTCCTGATAGTCCTTGTTGCGGCCAGCATCCACTGCATACGGGATATGCGAACGTTGATTTCGTCCTGCAGATACATCATGCCACGGATAAGCCCGTATGGTGCGCCGGTGCGGTCTTCTCTTTTTCCCCAAAACGGCACATATGGAAATTTGTTGTGTTTGTAAGGAGTCGGCCCGTCCCAAAGAAGATGAGGCCCAAGCCACCATGAGAGCCTCATCCTGCTGACCAGCGCCATGACTGGTTTGAGTTTCGCTGTTGCGATAGCCATCATGTGGGCCGGTTTTTTTGGGTCGTACTCGACCACTCGTCCATCAGGTGTTTTGATAACGAGAGCTTTTTCCCACACGCGATACCAGCACTCAAACAGGCACACCCTGTTGTTGGCTACGTCTCGCCACTCCATTTCTTCGATTGACCAGCCGCGTTCGTATTCCTGGCTCATCGCAAGAGTAGTTGAAGTCCCGCCATCAAGAGAGAGTGACGTCAAGTCTATTGCCTGCCATCCTGTCCCTGCGCCACGGATTAAATCTTCTTTGCCAGAGAACATCAAAGCAGCTTGGTCTACGTCCATCCATTTACGTCTGACAAGATAGCGAGAAGATTCGAGCATTGGCTCTTTGTCAAGCCAATCCCACCATATTTCGTTGCGATGGACTCCCCGGCAACGGTATTTGTATTCAAAGGGATTGGGATTGCGGGAGACTTCGACCCAACCGAGGCCGACTTTTATTTGTGATGCGTATGCGTCAGTACATGCGAGGTCGGCTTTGCTCTTGCGCTCTGCCTCATTAAGCCTGACGTTGATCGCTTCTGCAAGTTCGTCAGATCCGGTTTCTGCCTTGACACGCCAGTCAAGGCGCATCTTGGCTTCCATTCCAAGGACTGAATCTATTGTTGAGCCGATGATTGGTTCTATTGCTGGCGGGATTCCGAGTGCGGCTTGTGCCTGAAGGACTTCGGAGTCAAGCTGATTACCGTCATAGTAATCACTTTCCTTATCGGCTCTGGATCTCCAGGCAGGCTGCCAGAGGATTTCTTCGAGAAATTTGGTGTATTTGGATAGGTCGAGTTTATATGTTTTTTTCATCGCACAATAAAAAAGCCCGCATGGACACACCGAAGTGCATCACATGCGGGCTTTAGCTAATCCTCCGTGAGGGAGCTATCCGTAACCGCTAATTTAAAATAGTACTGATTATCTGTTTATATACATATTCCTGCAAAAAATGCAAGTATTATTTTTTAACGTCTTACCATCCTCAGAAGCATACAGCCAAAATTGTTTATTATAAAACTTTTTCTATCTTCGCAATCCATTTCTCAATCACTCCTGGCCCAGGCATCTTATCAAAACACGCTGACGCCTGCCCGATGATCTCAGGCACATCGCTATCACCCAACTTACCGATTGACAGCAGATACTGGTATTCGCCGGTGCCCTCAACAAATAGTTGATAGCTGACTGATAATATCACATAGTCATCAGGGATACAAGCAGCAGCGCGGCGATAGACATCAATCAGTATTCTATCAACCGTGTTCTCCTGCTTCGGCGTCATGTGGTCAAATCTGTCTTTCCAGTTTGTCATTTTGCATCCTCTTGCCTAACACTTTTTTCTTTAAGTATCCACCGTGGGGCTAGTTGGCATTTATGCCATGACACGGCTTAATTTAATAAAAAACTTAAATTCTCTTTTTTGCTCCTTTTTTTACCGACCTACTCGCCAGTCTGGATGTGGTCGCCGTCCTTGTGTCTGTTTCCGAGGTTGCCGCGCGTTATCTGCCATTACGCCAGGGCCAATATTTAAAATACCACGGGCCAGCGTTTCATATCCGTCATATCCATGCGAAGCCCAATCGTGCAAAGGGCTGTCCTTGAAGGTAGACTTGTCTTCGTCCCATTCCCTGCGGAAAAAATCTAAACACTTTATCCCACGTTCGCATCGCTCAATATCAAAATAACAGGTTGCCAAAAACTTCCGGCTCTCGTTTATAGCAACGATCTTTGTTGGCGTCCTGGGGATGATATGGAGGTTGCGTAAGCCTAGGTCATAAAGTTGTTGTTCAGCCGTCTTCGGGTTTTCTGATGTGGTCATTACCCTTTTCCCGCCATCATGAGGAAGAAAATGGTTCCCGTAAATATACTCTTTCTCCTGTAATATCTTGACATAATGACCCCAACCGAGGCCAGAATTGGAATAATAGTCTATGATCTTATCTTCGAATCCATCCCGTTGATGAAACCATATTGTCGTCTCATCATTAACCCCGATATCCCAGCCAGTATTAACTGGTATTGTTATGTCTACAGGGATCTTGCAGAATTGTTTATTTTTCCTGGCGTTAGCCATTTGCACGGCAAGATATGAACCTTCAACGCTTGTTTTAAATGCTTCTTCTGGCGTTGAAGGGTGTTCTTGGAATACTTTTTCTCCTAATTTCCGGTGTTTCTCAGCCCACCATGCCATCTGTTCTTTGTCTAAATTGATACCAGCCTTGGCAAGCTCTGCAAAATATTGTTTGTCATCCTCAGAAATAACAACCCATTTTGGTGATAACCTGTTCTTTGGATCTTCAAACCATGCAAAAAAATGCAGCTTATATTGCATCCTATTGAGTGGCGTGCCTGCTTGCTGCCGGTGTAAGGCTTCCATGCAATAGTCATAAAAATACCCGCCGTTCCCTTCAGCGGTTGACTCTATAAAAACAACACCGCCTTCATGAACTGCCTCTAGCGTCCCTGTAATGACCTCCAGCGCACGAGAAGGGAATCTTGCGCACAGCTTACCAAACTCAGAGATATGGACAAACTGGTACGTGCCGGAACGCAGGGACAGACCGACTTCAATCGTGCTGCCGTTGCTGAATTTCAGCATTTTTGCTGTGTTGGTATCTGCCTGTCTGGCTTGCTTCAATCCTTCTGGCAAATTGTCATAGGGGAATTTTACTTTTTTCGAGAAGATTTTCTCGACTTCGTCGCGCCCGTGGGCGGTAAATCCAACAGAGTGGTTATCTTCGAAAAGGGCTGTGTCAAGCCCAAGGATTGCAATCTCTGTGGTGAATCCATGTTGGCGGCTCTTGAGGATTAGATTCCACCACCACATATCCGTGATTAGTTTATTTTGAGCGTAATTTAGTCTAAAAGGAACTCTTCTCCCCCGCTCATCAACACAGTAATATAGATTGTTAAGCCTCCATAACGGGTTCTCAAAATGCTCAATTACCTGTATTCGCTTATCAATCGTCTTCTTCATCAGGGATTAGCTTGAAAATTCCGGGGCTGCGTTTGGCTACTTCTGCGAGGACTTCTGACAATGGGTCTGATTTCTGTTTGTTATCTTTCTCCCAAGCGCCAACATGCTTACCAAGGAGATCCAGGGCTTTATTTGCCCCGGCAGAATCGAAACGATATTCTCCGACCTCTTTAATTTCTCCATCGACCTTAACCGTAACTGGTTCTGCCTGCATGCAACGTTCTGCGACTGTCTTGAGCGATTGTATGACATAATCCACGCTTACGTCGTTTCTAGCTGCTATTTCCTCTTGTTTCCTCGCTATTTCTGCTTGAATGTTAATTTTTGTCAACAGTTTGCTGCCAATTTGTCTGGCTGTACTTTCTGAATAACCGGCCCGGATAGCAGCCTGTGAAGCGTTAAAATCCTTCACATATTCTTCAACAAACATTTGTTGTTTATCTGTCACCTTTGCCATACCAAAACCTCATGCAAACTGCAACCTTCTCCTAAAACCCCTCACGGAATGAACCAGTTGTTTCAATCACCTTAGAACTTATCCCGCCATTACGAGTGTTTACTTCGATAGTGACAGTGTAGCGGAACGTGCCTGTTTTTTTGCCTATACAAATCGCTATCAGTTCAGCGCGAATGCGGGATAATATGTCTTCAATCTTGTCTAGCATTCACTCCTCGAAATCCAGTTCCTTTTCCCGGCCCAGATCATCCAAGGGACAATCATCAGGCACCACAAATCCATCAATATCAACCTCTGGATGCCCACCAATCCTGCAACGTGACACCAATTTAGCCAAAAAATATGGGCACATGTCACACAGGTTAATTATGATTATCTTTGTTGACATATTTTGTTGGAGGAGGGCAGACGAATCGAACGCCCATGTTTTACCATGCCCAGGGGTTCAAGCCCTGTTGCCAACCATTTAGCGGTGCCCTCCTGGCGGTAGGTATATGATTCGAACATATGCTAGTTTTAACCAGTCCTCTGATTAGCAATCAGGAGCATTACCACTCTGCCAACCTACCTATTGCCTCCAAAATAAAAAAGGGCCACACCGTATGCGCTCGGTGCAGCCCCATGCCGGGAGGAGATGGAGGACCGGCAGACATTTATACCTATTAATCTATATGCACCGTCACAAAATTGCAAATAAAAATATCATTACCACAAAAAAACATCTACCATCAAAGACGCATTTAGCGCCCACAAAATCAAACATGCGCCGGGGACATGGCTCATTCTGCGGTTTCAGTGTCAAACTTTATTTTATCAATCATGTTTGATTTATGCATAACTACACGTTTTTATTGATGATAATATTTTATCAATTGTACTTGACTTGTGGCATGGGAGGTGCTATATTATTAATCAAAGGGCAGGGCAATTAAACAAAAAAAGGAGACAACCATGAAAAGTAAGTTCGAGAGAAGGGCAACCAGGGTGGAGATGGGACAAACGTCCCCTAATTTTTCAAAAGGATTCCCCTGGGACAGGCCGACTGTGCCGCCTGGCTTTTACCGGGCCGCTTACGGCCTGGTATATGCAAAGGGGTATGGACCGGTACGTCATTACCCGGTCAACCACGAGACTGGTATACTCCCGATTGGCGGGGAGTAGGTCAGGTCGGTCTGGGGACGGATGCTACATTGGCAGCAATGACGGTGGGTCGTAATCCCTTCGTAAATCAGGTCAGGTCGGTCGGGAGGTGCTATATTATTAATCAAAGGGCAGGGCAATTCAGCCAAAAAAAAGAGAGGGGATGGACCATGAAAGATATCCAGGCAAGGCGAGAAGAAATCCAAAAAACGGAGGAAGAACTCCGCAAATACCAAAACATGATGACCTGCCGTGTGGTAAGACATCATATCGACAATCTCTTGCAACGACTGGTTGAGCTTACCGGCTTCGATATCAACACGATTACTGGTATATATCGTTCGAAATAACCCGGTTGATGCCTACAAAAAATCTACAGAGAGGAAAAATCATGCATAATCAAGAAATTATAACAATCCTGGACGCATTGCAGACAAAGAAGTCATGGCTCAGAACTCAGTACAACAACTTTTGTACTGATTGGGCGGCACTGACCGCAGACGTTGAGCCAGCAGAAAAGGTGTATCTGTTTGATGAGGACGAATACAGTTTTTTCTTGCTCACCGGAGATGACAGGCTTGATTACGATTACGAAAGCGGATATGGTGGCACTTGCTCTTCCAGAGAATACCCGCAAGAGACCATCAGCCGCATTCGCAAGGTTGCGCGAGCTAGCGGCAAAATCGCCAATTGGGTGAAGGACAAACAGCTGGAAATTGACCGGCTGAATACCGATGGAGAAATTTTTAGAAACCTTATTACCCGTTAACCATTCCCCCGGCACTGGAACTTAACACGTTCCAGAGCCGTGAGCGGTTAAACTGACCCGGCAGAATCCGGGATCAAACCAAAGCCCGTGAAGGGCAAAGGAAGGATTATTATGAAGACTTTAAAAATTGGTGATGTTAAAACTTGCCGCCCGAAACCTGAAAACCCGAGGGATTGGCCAGATTGTCCGGCCGATCTCGAAGTATGGGCCAGCTACGAAGGGTGGGAGGAGGGCGATATTGCGTTTTTTGCACCTAAAGGGTGCCAATGGGTGCCCTTCCCCGGTGGAGGTTGGCAGTTGGTGCTGACCGCCACATCGGCCAGGAATGAACTGGCATTTGTTTGGCCTGGCCTGGGGAAGGATAAGGTCACAAAACTTCGCCGCAGGGTTGAAGATTGCCTGCGGAAAAACCCGTCAGCCCTGCTCGACGTTGCATCAGATTTAGCAGCAAAAGGGCAGATCAGAATTGATGACTTGATTTGACCACAACATACCCCGTGCTATCGGTTGAGCACGGGTAGGCAACGCACCGGGGATAATCCCCAACGCAAGGCCGGATAGCTCAAAAATGGGTTGTCCGGCCTTTTTTTATGGAGAATAATTATGAAAGATTGGAACTGGCCTGCGATAATCGTCTGGCTGATAATCCCGGCTATATTTGTGTTGGCCGGAATCGTTGAATTTTACCTTTAGGCAAGCCACTGGCACAGTAAGCGTAGATGCTTCGGCGGAGCTAAAAGGGCAGGCGTGGAGCGAAAAGCTGAGAAGCGGCCTGCCTTGCCTAATAAATTTTACTTGCGAGGTGATGAAATGGCAAAACAATTGAGAACATCAAGAAACGGGGAATGGACGGTATTGCATATTGAGGGAAATCCTGAAAAACCTGAAGCAGCACACGCAGGTATGATAAAATTTCCCGGCGGCAATGTCAATGTTACCAGGACTACAGAGGGTAAATATTGGGTGCATATTTGCGTCAATCTCCCTGAAACTGGCTTTTTTATCCAAGGCGATACGATACCAGGGAAATTCGTTGGCGGCAGAATGGACGTTGTAGGTAAAGGCGTAGTTGATATCCATCCAGATGCCGATCATTTGGCTTTTTTAATTGAGGTGACAAAATGACCACAAAAAAACAAGGTGGGCAGCCAAAGCCAGCCTATTTGAAAACGTCCCACCGCACCGTCAACCTCCCGCAGCACCTTTGGGACGAGGTTGATGTTATCCCCGGCACGCTGGCCGGGAAAATGCGGTTAATCGTTGTTGCGGGGCTTGACGCCATGGGCAGATCAGGCATAAATGTTGGTCGAATGCTGGCCGAGTACTACCACAATATCGCGTGCGAACTGTGGAATGAAAAATATGGGTACGTGGAAAAAGAAACAGGGCAAACACCGCAGATAAAAGTGATTGATTTTGCCACGCGAATAACACCGTCTGCCCTCGGGAGTAAGGGGGAATGCCTCGTGATTGTCGCACAGGCAGAAATAGGCGGATTGCGTTCTACTTTTTCTTTCCGCCTTGATGGGACGTGGTTCGGCTACGAAGATGAGGAGGAAATAAAATGAAAAGTGAAATCAAAGCCCACGGAGTCGTGCCGCTGTCCGCCGGCGGGCACGCAACCATCATCATTTTCTCGTCTGGTCGCCCATGCCGGCGAGTATTCACCGGGCCGGATAGCTTGCGCCAGGCCACGGAAAACCTCGCGCAGGTTATGGGTGTCCTGGACGAAACTCTGCCGCGCATCCGGGCAGCGGCAAAAGAGGGGTTTACGATATGAATAAATACCCAGCATGCCAGGAATGCAAGCACGCGGATCTCGATACATGCGCTAGTTGCGAACCATCAGAGCGCAAACCGTCTGACCGCATCATGAAAACGATCCGCGAAGAGGTCCAGGAGGCACTTGCTGCCGCAAAACTCGCCGGATACCTGCAGGCACAGCGTGAAGAACTATCTCATCTTGATAGTATTATCGAGCGCATAAGACACATCCGCAAGGAGCTTGAATTATGAAAAAATTAATCATCGCCGCCGCACTGCTAATGGCAAGCGGGTGCTCAACAATCGATAACAATTTGTAAAAAACGGGCAACCATTTCGGTGGTTGCCCGTAGCTATTCATCCCTTGTTCCAGCCGAGGAGGAACCCAGCCGAGGCGTGCTAGCCGAGCACACGTTCTATCCCAAGGAAACCCAGGCCCTATTTATGCGCCGGGCCTGACCGCGTTATGCAGGGATGAAGACTTGCGGTATGACCGGCGCTGTCAGATTTTACCTAATCAAAAAAATTCATCATGCCATTTACCCCACGCTTCCCAAACAGGATTTTTTTCTGACGGCTGCCTTACTCTTGGTTCACCGGATTTCGTCACAAAAGTTACGCCATATTGAGGATTAAATTGGAAAAGGTGTTTCTTGCCAATCACTTCAACCTCACCAAACCACACAGCATGTGAGCAATCCCTGCAATGCTTGTTTGGTGGTATACATCCATTTAAACTAGTGCAAAAATCCGGTTTTAGCATCTTATCACCTATTTTTTTTTAGTGGCACAAACACAATCCGCCGTTACTTGCATATGGTCCGTTACGCCCAGCAGGATCTTCCTGGTTGTAATGTTCTCCTGACACACCATACCATACATCTCCATCCCCACAGCAATGGCACACCGCCACATAATGGTTGTCGTGATTAGCAATCCATTTTAAAATTGCATCCCCATCTGTCATGTCTGGCACATCCATTCCGTAAACCTCAGAATCAATTTGCTCAAGATTAACAAACCCTGTCCCATCGCAAACATTACACTTTATAGCTATTTCAAAAACCTCTCAAAAACATTACCAGCCGCCGACATAACCTGCATTTCCACGGTGTTTCGTTTATCCGCCGATCATACCAAACCATCGCCTCCTCATCGGCCCACTTTAAAGCAACTATCGGTTCGTAATCAGGAATAGCGGTTCGGTTGCTGCGTGAATAGAAATTTTCCATCTCATTCCCCTTTTGTTCTCTGTCTGTTTAACTCATCCAACCAATCATCACCGCGCCGCTCAGGTATTAACACGGTCGCTTGGATCTTGTGTTGCAATATTAATCTATTAGCCAATGTATATGCTGCTTTCTGCCCAACGAAATTTGCGTCATTGTCACCGAATACAAAAACTTCCTTGATCCCTTGAGGCGGCATAAAACCCTCTAAAATTGTCGAGCTTACTGCAGCCCATGTTGGCACATGAAATAACTCAGCGCAGGCGATAGCTGTTTCAATTCCTTCTGTTATCCCAATCTTTCCGTCTGCTTGGTCAAAAAGTCTTATTGCGCTGCCTGTTGATTTTTTAAGACACGGCATCAGCTTTTTTACTTCAGAAACACTTGCCTTGTTCCCTTCCATGGTCAAGTACGTCCGGTGCATGGTTACACCTTCATTTTCAGGCGACATTACAACCGCAAGCATTGCCGGTATTTCTTTGTGCAGCTCTGAGTTCCAGCATTTGTTTATCGCACGCAAAGCAGGAGGAAAAGTATTAAGCCCCCTGCCTCGCAGATACGCAGAAACAAAGTCTGTCCCGTCAATCGGTTTTGAATCAAGAAACATTTTCCGTAACGTTTCAGGATCAATTTTCTTTTCAGGAAGAACAGTTCCTTTTTCAACATTGCCAACAATTTTTCCAACTTCAGCGATGGCCTCTTTAAAATCAATTCCAAGGACTTTTTGCACTAAACTCCAGCCGTCACCGGCCCCGCAGGTGCATATCCAACTTCCACTACCTTCCTTGTCATCCATGCGAAAATGTAGTTTTTCAGTCTTACATACAGGGCATTTCGTATGCCTGCCGTCACCAACATCTATGCCAAGGCTTGCCAGAATACCAGGCCATTTGCCGATTACCTCCTGTTTTATATCCATTGCGATTTCTCCGAAGCTGCTCTTTTCTTCTGAGCCGCATATTTTATTTGCTCATGAATCATCAAGTTTAAAAAAGCCTGATCAGGAACAATAGGAGAAACATCTTCGATGGAATGATGGGGCCAGCACCCATACCTTGAGCGGTATTTAGCTTTAATCATCTTTGGATTATAATTTTTTGACCTTACCCAGTGTTTCAACATACCAAGATATAACCTCTTTTCTGCAACTGTGGCCTTTTTACCCTTGACCTCCTTTAATTCTGCGTCAACTGTTTCAACATCCTTACCGAATGATTTCAATTCAGATCCGCAATCAGGGCACTTGCTGCCACCTTCAAAAATTTTATGGCAAACAGCGCATTTAACCGGCTTCTTTTCTTTTTTTGCCTTTTTCGGTTTCTTCCAGGCCAGATCTTTTCCGTCAAGCGACCATTCAATTTCGTCATCCACAAAACCGTGCCTATCAACAACGCCTCCATGATCAAAAAAAATCAAATCACCGCCGTTTGATTTTGGCCTCATTCCGCGCCCAGCTCCTTGCCGATATAGAACAAGACTTTTCGTAGGTCTTGCAAAAGATACGCACCCTATTTCCGGGCAGTCCATGCCCTCGACGTACAAAAGGACGTTTATCAATACGGTTATATCGCCATTCTCCATTGCCTCAAAAACGGCATTCCTTTCTTCCTCAGGCGATTTTGCATCGAGTCTGGCACATGGTATGCCTTTTTTTGTAAACGCCTCAAGAAGGTGCCTAGAATGCTTCACATTCACTGCGAAAACAATTGTCTTTCTGCCTTGCCCATACTTAAGCCAGTTTTCGACAACATCGCCTACCAATTTAGGTTTTGACATTTTGTTGCCAAGATCTGCAATTTGATAATCGCCGCACTGACTTTTTACTTTATCAAGATTTATTCCAAGAGGTGGACAATAATACGTCACTTCTGCAAGGTGCCCTTGTTCTGTCAATTCTTTAACGCCAACCACGTCAACAATGGCGTCAAAAATTTCTCCAAGACCTTTTCCATCGCTTCTTGCAGGAGTTCCGGTAAACCCAATAATTACTTTATCGGCATACAATCCGAGGACATCGACATATTGTTTACTGCAACATCTATGCGCTTCATCAACCACAACCAAATCAGCCTGAAAGAAAAACCTATTGCTATCCAACGAATCTAACTGCAACCTTCTGGCAAATGTCTGGATTGTGGAAACCTGAACATCGCAAGTCAAATCACTTTCGACCCCGGCCATGATCACGCCAACACGCAGGCCGAATTTTTCCATTGTCTCTTTGATTTGTGTTACAAGATTGCGTCTGTGAACCATAAACAGGCATTTTTTACCTTTTTCATTTGCCAGCCTGAATATCTCAGAAATTATAACAGATTTGCCGCTACCAGTCGGACTGACCACAAGAACCTTTTTCTTGCCAAGTGAAATGACCTTCCTTGTTTCGTCAACCGCTCGTTGTTGGTAATCTCTTAATCTCATACTGTTTTACCTACTAGGTATTAATTAATAATATATATATATCTTGGAGAGGAAAGAAAACAGAAAACAGACGCGCGTGTGAACTTGCAAGTTAAAACGGATTGTCATTGCAACCAACTTGCTTGTCTTTTGAATAATTATCTCGTAATTCTATCATCTTATGAATTTCTATTTCCAAAACCATTCCATGATCAATCAATTTGATTTTCTGTTTGTTTTCGATTTGTTTCAGGAACGAAGTCAGTTTGTTTCTCTTTTGTTTCAGGAATGAACTCCACTCGGTCCATGGATGGCTTGCCGAAAAATTACCTTTTTTCGGGTCCATTTGCTCTGCCACAACTTCTAAAATTGTCCACCATCTCCCTACTCCTTCCATGCCATATTCACCACGCAACCATGTTATAAATTCATCATGTCTTGCATTAGAGTAATGCTTAAACCATTTCATATTAGCAAACGCACAAAAGCCTGTAGAAGCTGCCACATCGGAAAGGGAACAGTGACCCTAAATGTGTTTGGCACGCAGCTTCTACAGGCTTCTCTGAATTTATAATATGTTCCACTATTTTTATCCTTTGTACTCGTTTTGCCAATACCCGGCTGCCAACCGGATCAACTCAGCATTTTCAGGATATATGTTTTCTACCCACATTTCAAACAATTTTCATTCTTCAACCACCATATCAACAATAGGTTTCCCCGCGCAATACCGTGCATGCGATTTCATGTGCACGACGGTTTTTCCGCATACCGTGCAGGTGTATTCGTGGCCTACACGGGTAAACCAGGTATGGCGATCCTCTTTCTTCTCATCGACATGTGCCGAATGAAATCCGACTGTCACGGTTTTTCCTTGGTGCATTTCTGTGTTGCAGCAGATAATCATGGTTTGTCTCCTTATTCTGACGTGCCAAGTAAGTTTATAGACATAGTTTCACATATTTGTGTATCATATCTGATATTGGTTCTAGGTTAAAATAGTTTCAATTGCACCGCGCCAGCATCACTTTTCAGCTTGCTCTTGCGGTATTTCTTCGACCACCAAGAAATATAAATCAAAATGGTCCTTGTCAACCGTCATCGTAATTCCATCCCCGCTCAACAAAACATGATCATCGCCAATTTCGTCAATTATCCAATCCGCACCTTTGAATGTGGTGTCTTTTACCTTGTCGCCTATTTTCATTACACGCACCTCTAATTTAACAGCAATTCATTTGATAGCCACCATCCACCCTTAACCTCCGTGCTGCAATGGTAGCATCCATGGGCAAATCCAGCATGAGCATGTTCTGGAACATTTCCGTCACGCTTCAGCCATCCAGCTTTTTTGCAGTCAACGCAAAACATCGCTATCCACTCTGAAAATATATCCATGATCTCAGCACGGCATGTCTGGCAGACTCTCCATTCCATGATAAATTTATTACCGTGGTTATCAACAAACCTTACCGTGTATATATCAGCAGACTCATTATCGCATAGGCAGCATTCCCCTATGGCTGCAACCATCATCCCCAATTTGTCTATTTTGTTCATGGTTTTATTCCTCTATTTCGTCGTATTCGTTGTAGTCGGCTATGATGCCAGTATCAGCACCAATAATATCTATCCCTTTAAGCAATATAGTTTCATCGTACTTGTTAGGATAGATAGAGACATTGCCATGTATTTCAGGGCTTTCCCCGGCCAGCTCAACCATATCAAAATACGAGTAGCCAAGGCCGGCAACAAACCCCATCATCATGCCAAAGCAAATCAGGGCGATTATGGCCCATAATTCAGCTATGGGGGCAACAACGTCAACGTATTCTTCGTTATCTTTCATTTTTCACCTTCTCCCTGTAGATTTTAATCTTCGGCAAGTCTCAAGATGCAACGCTTCATCATCGCCATATAGTTCAGCAAATTCTTTTGCCCCTTGCCCATGCCTTGAAATAGGCCCGTATTGATGACAATATTCGCACAGCGGCGCAACATGATCATTGTTTTTTTGCCCCATGCCAAGCCCGTGTTTGCAATGATGAATAAGCGCAGGCCTGCCACAAACAAGGCATCCAAGAGACACGACCAAATTCCATCTTCTCCGTTGTGCCGCAGTAGGGCGCTTCATCGCAAACTCTCTATGTCCAATTCTGCCCGAGGATTTTCTTTATCTACTCCACCATATCGATAGACAACCTCACTTACAATTTTCATATTGTCATCCTTGATAACCCCGAGTTCAATTAAGGCGTCGTCTGTAAATTTCTGGACAATCGAACCAACGTTCCCTAGATCAAATTTCCTGCCTGTTGCCGGGAAAATGGTGTAACAAAATCTGTAAGGTGGTTCTGATATTTTTTCTGGTAGTAAAGCTTGCCTTACGTGCTCAAGCATTTCCTTTTTGGCGGCGTTTAGTGTAAAATGATGGGCATTGCGATAGATATTAAGGTTCAATATCACCTTTTTATCTTCCTTTGTTTTTCTGGGGATCATTACTTCAAGCGGTAGGATTAATTTCATTTTTTCATCACCATTTTATTTCAGCTGCTTGGCTGATGGTAATAATTCTAATACCTTCTGGTATGCCGCCTCTTTCTCGGCAAAATATTCATAATCTCGTGGTAGATTCTCTCTTACAAAATCAATAAACTCATCAGAAACGGTCATTCTCTCCCGTAAATAATTATCCGTTCCTGCCAGACGCCTAGCAATCTCTCCTACTGTCTCGCCCATAATCTGTTCTCCTTTTCACTTATTGCGCTGTTATGACGCACTCCAGCTTGCCAATGCCCCATTTTCAAATTCGAAAAATTTGTGCCTGACAAGCAGTGCGTCGAGGTTTGTCTCTCCAAAGTTATCATCCATGCCAGTAATGCATTGGGCATCTTCAGGGGAACCAATAAATAGATATTCATATTCTCCTAATTCCCGGACAACAGATGGAATACCAATATCTTTGAGTGCTTTTCTTAGTTTTTCTATATCTGTCATAACCAATCTCTCCATGCATTTTCACTTATTGCGCTGTTATGCGAAATATCCCTCAATTTCAGAGTGCGTCCAATAGTTGGTCAAATGTCCTCTGAAATAAGTGCATAATTTATTATCTTCAACGTCATACATTGGTTCTGTCGGGTACTCCACCACAAATGGTTCCCCGTCCACGTATAAGCAACCATTTCGCACCTCTAACTTACTTCCTTCTGGCGGGTGTATATTAAGTGGGTCACGCATAACAGTATTTTCAACCTGACCGCAAGAACTCCTGCGCCCCACGCGGTCTTTGTAAGGCGGCAAGTTAAATGATCTTTTTTTACCACAAGGATTAATCTTATTTTCAGGATCTTTCCTTTTGCGCTGTTATTGTGTCTAATACCAAGGGTAATCACAGGCACTAACGCAGTCATCGCACCACGGAACACCATTTTTTGGCACTTTTGCCAATTCTTTTTTGCTGACAAAACGTCCGCATACGTGGCACCGTTCACGATTTTTCACACTAACCACACAGTCAAACTGATGCTGCGATGCTTGTAGTTTTTTATTATTAGTTTTATCCATGGTGCTGATCCCCTTTGCTGTTATATTTGCTCAGTTACTTCAGCGTGACCTTTCTTCTTGTTCCCGCAATGGCAACAGAATGTCTTACGCCATCTAATTTTTCCTCCACGTGAACCGCGCATATCTTGGTCTACGCTGTAGTCATATTCTGAATAAAACTTGTGCCGTTTAGGGTTGCTATAGATAGTATCAATTCTTTTGCTAATCTCTTTGTCTATTCTTTCATATTCAAATGCGTCCATATTTTCACCACAAGAAAAATTAATCTTATTTTCAGGATAGCGCAGAAATTATTTTTGTGCAAGAAAAATTATGCACATAGTAAAAAAGCGCTTGACACTCGGTAAACAATGGTATAATTTAGAATCATGATTACACCAAACCAAATAAAATTACTGAGGCTGAAGAAGTTCCCCGAGAACAAATTCCAAGGGCCGAAAAAACTCCAAAGCAGAACAAAGTTTGCTGAGCTTTTCGGGGTTACTTGGCGCACTGTTCAGTCATGGGAATATGGTACACGGACACCGCACCCAACCGTGATGATAAAGCTTAAAAGGATGATCGATTCATGGAATGGAAAATAAAAGCTCCATGTGTATATGAGATATTAAACAAAGTTAATGGATATAGATATATAGGCGCAACAAATAATTATAAAGAAAGAAAAAAATCGCATATTAAATGCTTGGTAGACAGAACGCATTATAATAAAAGATTACAAAAAGATTTTGATAAATACGGATTAGAAAATTTTGCGTTTTCTATTTTAGCATATGCAGAGAAAGGGTTACATACCGGCATAGAGGCACGGGCAATATTGTCTTTCACCAATCTTTATAATGTGATTGTCCCCCATATTGCCCCAACAGAGATGATGGTAAAGATAAGAGCGGCCAGGCTTATCCTTGACCCTGAAGACCGCAGGCTTAAAAATCCTGTGACGGATAGCCGCCGCAGATTTGGTCATCGGATCATGGCAACGGCTGGGACTGTTGCGAGGTTCGAGAATGATTTTTCCTGTTCCATTGGAAAGCCGATGGAATTAAGGATATTAGCCCAGATAAAAAAGGCTATGAAAAAGATAGGGGAGACTTTGTAATATGTTAAACCAGCCAATGACAAAAGAAGAGGCAATGAAAAGAAGAGGGTATGACATCAAAAGATGCGCCTATGAAGTGTCAGGGGACTGGTATTATAGCCAATGTTCTTTCAAAAACGGCCATGGTCCAGACGGTCTATATTGCAAGAGGCATGCAAAGATGGTTTTGCGCTATAAGACTTATGGCGCAGATCAGGAGGAAATAAAATGAACGAGGAATTTACTGTGCTTGATTTCGCCTATGACATTATTGCTATGCAAAATGAAATTAAATATTTGCGGGGCAAATTGGATCATTATAAAAAATTGTATGACACGCATTGCGAAAGGCTTAATAGTAGCGAGCGTTATACCAAGGAAATAACTGGTTTAATTTTAAATGCCATTATTGACCCAGAATCTTCAATTAATAAGGGAAATGCAGCAATTATCAGAGAACAGCTTAATAATAAATCTGCTGAATAGGGGTAACCATGAACTATCTAATCGCTTTTGCTATTACCATTATGGGAACAATCCTTGCGGCTTTGGGCGACTCCCAGAGTATACGGTGGCTCATCATTTCAGATGGAAATGTTGCATTGGCTTTGTTCTTCGCTTGGTATTTTGATAAGGGTAAGTTGTCGAGGCCAATCAATATTGTGGTTAATATGAATTAAAGAAATTAGTCAATTACATATCAATACTGAGCGTGACAGCTGATGACATCAGAGAAGCGATGCGGCTGTTGAAAATAAAAAAATAACGGGAGAATGTCATGGCAAAGAAAAAGAAAGCCAAGTGGGAAATGAAAGCTTTTGACGATCATGACAAATGGATTACGATTTACGCTGGCGATATAATGATAAAGATTGATCATGATGATTGCGATCTTGATGAATCTGAGAAAATAGCAAAATTCATTATGTCTGTCGAGGACCAGTACAACAACAAATAGTTACCACATCATCAGCCACCCACAAAATCAAGCCGCCTCTGCGAAAGCACGCGGCTTAAGGCAGTGAAAGCCGGAGAAATACCGGCACTACGCCGCCCCCGTGAGTGGGCAATATAAAAGCAGTTGATCCTTGGAGGGCACGGCCATGTAACAGACGAGCAGGGGGTGAAAGTCCCGCGCTACGGTTGGAGCGTAGCAAGTTGTTAAAACCCCGCTCCGTTGAAATACACGGACGCGGGGTTTTCGGGTGAAAGCTAAAAAACCATTGCATATTATTCACATTAGGGTACAATGTCCCTATGATTAAGAGAAAAATGAAGGCGTTCACCGCCGAAGAAATTAGAAAATTGCGGTCGTTTTTCTGCCTGACCCGTACAAAATTTGCAGATTATCTCGGCGTTACTGAACACGCGGTAAAGAGCTGGGAAGCAGGGCGGCGAAATCCTTCTGCCCCTGTTTCGTATTTGCTACAGGAAATAGAGCAAGAGATGGACGACAAGATAAAAGCGGCCCGTGAAGATCATTTTAAGGGCAGGGCGGTTATGACGAATGGAGGATAACAACATGAAAGAATTTAGATCGACAATGAAATGTCCCAAATGCCTTAGATTAAGGTTTATGGGCGAGATGGATGCATTCAAGTTACGGTATTGCAGCGAGGAAGACCCTTCATGCCCACAAGATTTCATTCAGGTGACATGCCCACAGTGCGGGTTTATGTTCCTCGAACAATGCGCCGATTCCGGCAGCATTGAAGATCTTCATCGGGAAATTATGCAGGAGTTTAAATCTTCAAATTTTAAACCGATAACACCATTGGTGGATTGGGAAATTGAATAATAAAATGGAGGTAAAAATAATCTATACCAACGTTGAGATGACATGCGTTGGCCGATACCATCCAGGACTTCCAGCGCAATATCCTGTTTTCGCGGAAACTGATCCTGAGTTCGAGGTGCAGGAAATCAAATACATTCCCCGCGAATGGTCAGATTTTGTCATCGAGCTTCACGGGGAAGAAATTGGCAAAATGTGCGTTGAGAAGATTTTGAATGAACATGCCGAATATTGAATAAAAACACTTGACAAAATGTTATAATTTTGTATTAATGGAGGGAAGCATGAAAATGCTAATTGAGCCGGGAATCTCAAGAACTTTACAAATTTTGCCCCAGTGTGGCGCGTTCACCTCCTTTGCTTCCCGGCTCAGATTGGCGCGTCATGCTGGGGCTTTTTCGTTTCGCATTGTCCTAACCAACATTGACGCCTCGATAAGCCCATTAACGGTCCTGAGTAGAAAGGGTAAACCGCTGAACGGCAGGACCGTGATTGCCGCAAGAATGACGCATGGCGGAACGGCGGGTCGAATTGCTAGAACCGAGCGTGGGGAGTTTATCTCAAAGTCTGGCATAGCCGAAAGCGAAGGCTGGCTCCGAAAGGCAGAAATCGCAAAGGCGGACGTTTCCATGGGATAGGTCTGCCTTCAGCTCAGGACTTCACCATAGGCAGTTAAGATTAAAATAGAATATTTACTAGGAGGAATATAATGGGGACAAGAAACCTTACCGCTGTTTTTGCAGATGGAGAATACAAGATCGCACAGTATGGTCAATGGGACGGATACCCAGAAGGACAAGGGAAAACCATACTTAAATTCTTGGAAGAAGATGGCAACATCGAAAAGCTTAAATTTGCCATTGCAAGATGCCGATACATGGAGCCTGAAGGACGCGACAAGGAGTTTTTGGCGGAGTATGAAAAAAACACTCCAGAATGGTCTAACCAACCAGACAACAGAACTGCCGAACAAAAACGATGGTTTAATACATATATAAGCCGTGATATAGGCGGTGAAATACTTGAAAATATAGCGAACTCGGAAGACAAAGAAATCCTTTTGCGGAACAAAATCAACTTTGCTGCTGATTCTCTTTTTTGCGAGTGGTGCTATGTTATTGATTTTGACAACAACACATTTGAGGTATTCATTGGGTTCAACCATGATCCTTTGGCAGAAGGAGATAGGTTTTATAGTGCCAAGCAAGACGAAGGGAAGAACAAAGAATATTTCCCTGTCAAGTTGATTGCAAAATATTTTCTTAGCGATCTCCCAACACTTGAAAAATTTTATGAAGATTGCAAAGAAGACGAAGAAGACGAATAGGCAGTTAAGATTAAGATGTTTCCTTGGATAGGAAAGAATATGAAAGAGAAGATTTTGGCATCAGAAGAAAACGGCAACAGAAAGGTAAAAATAATTGAAAAAAATGGAGGTATCTACCTCTTCACAACCAGAAATGGATACCAATGGTCAACCGCACAGGTTGACGACGAAATAATGCGGATGATCAAGAGGGTAATATTTATATATCTGACGGATAGATATTTAACTGATTGATCCCGGTCTTCCCTACATTAAAAGCCTCTGTTGAGGCGTAACTCTAAGGAGTGGAAAATGAAATCTTACACAGTTGAGCAGTACATCAAAGCTGGTTGCCCGGAAATGGAACACCAGAACATGATGGCAGTTCATGGGCTCACTGGAGGCAAAGTATGTGACACCGGCTGCCATGCCTTTGATTCTGGAAAGTGCCCGGCGTATAAGAAGCTCGTGGCTGTAAAGCTGCAAGTCAAAGCTCCAAAATACAAAAACACCAACAGAGACTTTGCCTCTTCGAATGTCCACTTCATCGCCGCATGCGAGAAGGCCAGTATAAACCCCACTCAGCGTCAAGCCAGCAAATACCGCAACGGTAAAGGCGCAGCTTTCAAGGCTGAGAGGAAGCAGTCATGAGCGAAAAAGACCGAGATACGGAATGCCTAACATGCTGGGAAGAGCTTGCAGAGTGCAAATGTGGCAACGCAACAGGCTATAGCGATAAAGCTATTTACTGCCCGTATTGCGGCCATGCTAATAATACAGGGGACTTTGACATTGACGATGATGACGTATTCACGTGCTTTAGATGCGAAAAAGATTTCATCGTGAGTGTTCATGTATTTTATAAGTGGGAAACCAGGAGGATGGAGGAATAATATGAGCGATAAAGTTGAAGGGTACAAAGGATTTAATAAACATCTTTCTTGCCGTGGCTATCAATTTGAGGAAGGAAAAACATTTAAGCACGATGGAGATATATCAATTTGTAATAGTGGTTTTCATTTTTGCGAAAATCCTATTGATATTTTTTCATATTATTCCCCAGATGATAGCGTATTCCATATTGTTAGCGGACATGGGAAAACGTTAAAGCACGACGAAGACAGTAAGATCGTGTGTTCAGAAATAACTATCGGCGCATCGATTAGCCTGCATGATTTTATAGCAGATGGAATTAAATTTTTTTTCAATAGAAAATATAGTAGCAACAACACTAGACATTCCACCGGGGACAGTTCGGCATCTTCAGCCACCGGGTACAGTTCGGCATCTTCAGCCACCGGGGACAGTTCGGCATCTTCAGCCACCGGGTACAGGTCGGCATCTTCAGCCACCGGGGACAGGTCGGCATCTTCAGCCACCGGG